ACGCAACTGAGCGACTTCGGCGGCGAGTTCGGCTTCTCGCGATGCGCCGCCGATATTCTCTTCGAGCGCGTTGACTGCGGTCACCAGGTATCGGAGGAGCCGCTCGACCACCGGGTCGACCTTGCCAGTTAATGATGGCAGCTGGATGGGCATGGCAGCTGGCTATGGTACAGGCGGCGCGGCCGGCACGGCCGACAGGCCACGAATCTGTGCGCCGTGCTGGTTGAGGAAATCGGCAATCACATGCAACGCGACGTGATCGGACCAGAGATGAATCACGAACAAGCCGAGGATGAGCGCGACGATCGCACCGGCAAAGCCTTTGGTGAAGGACGAGGTCAATAGGCTACGCATGAGACAGCAAGAATATCGCTCGCTGACCAAGCAAGGGCCGCGCCCGTTGACACGGTCTGGTTCTCGATGGTTGCTGTAGCGGTTGTGGATGCTGTCTGGACTGTACGCTGGTCCATTGCGTTGGCAGCCGTGGCCGTTAGATTCTCGACAAAGCAGTTCCAGCCAGTTGCGGCTGTTGGTAGCGCGATGACGCCGGCGGTGGCCGAGCCGCCAGTTCCTACATCGACGCGGAAAGCGGCAGACGTGCCGGACGTGACCGAGGGCGTCGTGCCAAATCCTGAGCTAATCGTCGGGGCTGTCGCCGACAAGGCAAGGTTCGCGCCGAGGTTGAGATTGGTGACACGCGCCGTCGCGGACCAGACAGGAGCCGTCGCCGCGCCTTGTGAGATCAGGACTTGGCCGATGGCTGGCGCCGTCAACGGGGCTAGGCTCGTTGTCGAATTGGCGTAGAGCAGATCGCCGACCGTGTAGGAGGCAAAGCCGGTGCCGCCGTTGGTCGGGCCGAGCGTGCCGGTGATATGCGTGGTCAGCCCGATCTTGCCCCACGCACTGACGGTCCCGACACCCCCGGAGATCAGCGCGTTGCCGGTGGAAGTCGCCGCCAGCGCCGAGAGCGTCGTCGCGCCGCTGGCTTGCAGCAAATCGCCAATCGTATAGCTCGCGATACCGGTGCCACCCTGCGCGGTCGTGACCGTTGCAGCCGAGGTCAGCATGGTGGCTGAAGCGTCCGGGAACGTGAAAGTCTTGAGCGAGGTCGTCGGGCCGGTTACGGCGAAGAAGCCATTGCCGCTGCCACCGTTGGCGCCGGGGAGGATGCCAGAGACATCGGTCGTTAGTACGACCGCGCCGAAGGTCGGGGCACCTGCAGCATTGCCGTGGAGCACGGTGGTCGTGGTACCCAGTGAGCCGAGCGCGGCAGGCGCGACGCCTGCGCCACCGCCGAGAATCAACTGGTTCGCCGTCAGCGCCGCTGAACTGGCCAGTGTACCAGTCGCCGTGAACGCGAGAATGCCGCCGGACGTGCCAGCGGTCAGTCCTGTCCCACCGCGGGCGACGGTCAGTGTACCGGTCGTATCGGTAAGCAGATCGACGGTGGCGCACGTCGCGGCGGCCGAGGCGTCAAGTGACAGCACGAACTGGTTAGTGCAGGTCGTTCCTGCGTAGATCGTTGGAACACCGGTCGTCGTTGTGTTGAGCAGGACGCCGGTCGCGAGCGCGCCCAATGCTGTCTCGTTGGTGAGATCGCCTTCGGCGACTCTAGTCCAGTAGCTTGCGTCGAGGTCGCCGGCACCGGTCGGGTCGACGGTCGCCCAAGTACCACCGGAGGACTTGACTTGAATGACGCCGCCATTGTCGCGAAAGCCGTACCCAGTGTCACCGGTCCCGCTGCCCCAGTTCTGATAGGTCGACGCGCCCAATCGCAGGTTAGTAAACGGCGTCACGCCCGTTACCAGTTGATTGATCGCGATGGCAATCTGGCTGGAGTTCTGCGCCAGCGGCGTAGCCAAGAACAACGTCCCGAGCAGCAGCGCGATGAGAAATCCTGTGACTGCGCCGAGGCCCATGCGTAGTAATCGCATCATCCGCATACTCAACTCCATTTCCAGCAGGAACGCAGCCAGGTGCACAGTCGCCGCCAGCGACCAGCCACCGAACGCCGTTCGAGATCAACGCGCAGCCCGACAAGCTGCTGATGCACGGCATGTTCCGCGAGCAGAATCGCGTGCAGCGCCGCGAGTTCGGTGCCAGGGACAGACAAGCCGATCCGCGGCGGTGGCAGATCGACAGCCGGTGGCGGCGGGGCTGTTGGTGGCACAAGCGGTGGCAGGACCGGCGGTTCTTGTCGAGGAAATGTCGCACGCTCCTCGACAGGCGATGGACCCGGTCGTCCTGGTCGGTACGTCACACCAATGAGTGTCGGGCCGAGGCTCGGTTGCACGGCAACGTGAAGTGGCGGCTTGGGGTCGAACATGTTGGATGGTCTGAACTAGGTGACCAAATACGTTGCAATGGCGCCATCTCCTGCAACATCGGCGTCAATATAGAATTCGTCGCTCGACAGTCCATTCGGCGCAATGGTCAACGCCACCGAGAACGTCGGGAAGAAGTTGGCCGTTGGTACAGCAAGCATGGCGTAGACACCTTCCCGCGTTGCGCGCACCATCCCCGCTCGGCCGATGTACACATTGCCGGTGTTCTCCGGGTCCGCCTCGAACATGATCGCGTGGAGGGACGTTGACTTGGCGTAGGGAATCGACAATGTCACGCGAACGGGCGTGCCTGGCGTAGGCACCGCGATCTTCCCAAGAGCTGCAATCATAAAACGGCTCCTACCAGCTAAATCGCCCGCCGAGTGTGGGTTGCTGCGTGACGCTCAGCGATTCCTTCGTACCGAGCGTAAATAGCTCATCGACAGCGCCTGCGCCTGGCACCGGCGGTGCTGGAGCCACGCCACTGTAACTCCACGCAGATTCCGCACGCCATTCTACATCCTTGGCCAGATTGGGCGTGACGCCAGGACCGACTACCCAGAACGCGACACCTGCAGCAGAGCGCCGCTTCTCGGCGGTGTCAATCGCCATGACTAGGGCGTGACGCCTTCGCCCTCGGTGTAGGTTGTGCCATCGTCACTGAGCGGCTTCTTCCAGAGATCCGCGCCTGCGTCGTTGGTGAACGTCTTGTCGGTTGCAGTCACAGTCAAACCGTTGCGAAGCGCCTGATGCAGACGGCCGATCTTCAACGCCAGCGTGGTCGTCGCCGGTGGGATGCCTGTTGGCTCGGCGAAGGTATCGACGCTGAGGACATCGACCACTTCGGCGTTGACATCGAGTTTGGCTTGGGCTGCCAGCGAGCCGACAGATCCGACGACGTTGCCGCCGACATTCCCAGTGACACTGCCCACAGCACCTGTGACTGAGCCGACCGAACCGAGCACGTTGCCGTTGACATTGCCGCCGAGATCGCCGGTGACCGATCCCACGGCCCCGGTCACGCTGCCGACTGCACCTGTCACACTGCCTACTGAGCCACTAAGATTGCCGGTGATATTGCCGATCACGTTGGCTGTCAGTGCCGTAGCGATGGATGTCGCTGCATTGCTCCCGGCGATGAACAACCCACCAGCCGCGCCAGCCGCCACGTCCGGCACACGACCGAGTAGGCTTCCCGCCGTGCCAGCCCCATATGCTCCGGGGAGTGCTGTCGCCCACGGATCGCCGGCACTGCTGGCGCTGTTGAGCGCGAGGCCGGTACTCCCTGCCGTCAGATGCCCTGCGATGGGCTCGTCCCAGACCCCATCGGCAATCTCGGCAACGGCATCGGCGGCAAGTGCCGCAGCGTCGATCGCGTCGGCTGCAAACGATGCGGCCGTGATACCTCCCGTAGCGATGCTGCCGACTGAGCCTGTGACGTTGCCGCCGACGTTGCCCGTGACGGAACCGACCGCTCCGGTGACCGATCCGACGGCACCGGACACAGATGCTACGACCTGATCGACGTCGATATTGGTTCCCGAGAGGTTCAGTGCCGTCGTTGGATTCTCGACATTGGCCCAGTCGATTCCCGCGTTGCCTGCAACGCTGACGTCCAGCGTGCGGGCGGCCACCGTCGGAGCCAGCCGTGAACTGACAAGCGCGTCCAAGTTCGTTCCGAGGATGAAGCCAGCGGTGCCTGCACCGTACGCGCCAGGCAGCGCGGTTGCCCACGGGTCGCCTGCGCTGCTCGCGTTGCTGAGTGCTTCACCCGTGCTCCCAGCAGCCACATGACTGGCGAGCGTGGCATCCCAGACGGCGTTTTCTACGTCGGTGATCGCACCGGCTGCGAGACCTCCGATATTGCCAGAGACAGAGGCGACTGATCCATCGACGTTGCCTTGCACGTCGCCCACGACATTGCCGCCGACGTTGCCGGTTACCGAGCCGACTGCCCCTGTCACCGAGCCCACGGCACCGGTGACGCTGCCGACCGCGCCAGAGACCGACGCGACCACCTGATCGACGTCGATGTTCGTTCCGGAGAGATCCACGGCGGTAGTGGGATTCTCGACGTTCGCCCAGTCGATGCCCGCCGCGCCAGTCGCCGTCACGTCCAGCGTGCGAGCCGCGACGGTCGGTGCCAGCAGGCCGGTCGTCCCAGCATCTACCAGCGAGTTGTTCAAGGCGGCTGCACGGAAGCAGATCACGGGCCCGCGCCAGGGCAGGATGCCCGTCGCGACGCCCGTGAACCAGCCGAAGCCTTCGGTATCGTTGTTGATGGAGGCCCCACCCGAGGCTGGAATTTCGATCGCGTACATCCCCGAGGCGCCTTGATCGGTCCAGTCGTAGTCGCCCGCAGATGTCGGGGTCACCGCCGTGCATGTCTGCACTCCAGCGGTCGTGACAAAGTTCCAGAAGAGCGCCAACCCGGCCTGATTGAAGACCACGGCATCTTCAATCGTCTTGAAGTCGGTATCGTCGATGAGCGGCAGAATGTTGACGGGAACTTCTGCCAGCGCCGTATCGACATCCATGCAGATTTGCATCGGCTAGTTCCTTACTGCTGGGCGTAGGCGTACCATGGATTGCCAACGGCCGCACTCGCCACGGTCCCTAGCATGGAGACCGCGCGAACCCCGACCGAACCCGACGCCCCGGTCGTCACAATGGCCACGTTGTAGCGATCCGTGCCAGCGGTCAGCACATCCGTGTTGGCGGCGTCCGTTTTCACGCCTGTCTCCGCTGAGGTGAAGACCAGGACTTGGTTGCCATCTGCCGCATTAACTCTGCACCGTACCGTGGCCGTGGCCCCACTGGGCAACGAGTTCGGCACAACACGCGCCGTCAAATGGGAGGCCGTATAGGTTAGGCGCGTGAGTAACTGGGCGTCGGATTCGGTTGCACTCGCCGAACCGATACGCCCAAAGTTCAGGTAATTCGTCACCCCGAAATCTTGGGGCACCGGATTACCACTGTTCTGCAGTGGAAATTGGTCCGCGGCCGATGCAATCGCGACGGTCGTCATCGTCGTCGTGATGTCCCCGGTCCCCGTACCGTTCGTCAGCGCAAGGTTGTATTCGTCATCGGCGACCAAGCTATCGCTATTCGAGGTGTCCTCTTTCAGTCCCGTTTCGGCGGTGGCAAAGGTGAGGGTCATCGACCCCGCACCGGCATTCTTCCGCGAGGTCCAGACGGAATCCGTCGATCGGGCGTTGCCGCTCACATAGACCGACAGATTGCGCGCCGTAAACGTCGCCGTCACACGCCAATGAACATTCGTCTCAATGACTGATGAGTCGTTCCGGGCTGTCAGCGGGTAAAAACGCGTCGCAGACGCCGTCGAGAAACTGTCCCCAGCGGCGACGCCGGACTGCATCGATACCGTCCCGCTCGTCGCCGCGAACAGCACCCCAATCACACTGACTACGAGCTGATTACCGCCCGGCTCTGACGGAATCGCGACCTCAAGCCCGGCAAGCTCGGTGTTCGCGAAGGCGACGGAGTGTGTCACATCCTCGAATTCGCCCGTCGCGTCCGGTCCAACAGTCAGTGTGAGGGCCGTCGCCACGCCACTTTTCCGCAGCGTCACGACCGTGTTCACGGTGCATGCATTGCTCGTCAGGCGAAAGTATAGGTTACTGAACGTGCCAGCATCCCTGACAGGAATTTGACCTTCCGCCTCGGTCGTGATGGCGGCCGTCGGCGGTATTACGCCCGACAACGTGTAATATCGCGTCTGGCCGTCGTTCTGAGAATCCGCGCCAAAGGCGAGTAGTTGCGTGGCGGACATCAGGGGAGATCCAACGTATCGAGCATGCGCACGCCGGTCGTGATACCGACCGCCGCTGCGTCAGTTAGTGCCCGCGTCTGATCTGTACGACTCAACCCTTCCACATGGACTTCCAGGACACGATCCTTGCCGGTCCCCACAAAGCGCCAGGATGGCTCGACGCCGTGTTGCTCCACGAGTTGATTCCGCACGAGGTTCTTGCGACGGTTCTCACCCTTGGGCCATGCCCACACGGCCTCCCAGATCTCCTCGTCCGTAAGTGCAGCATGCGCTGGACACTTCGACTCGACGTGATCCAGCGCAATCGACCCCTCAACTGCCAGATCATGCGCCTGCACGATCACGCAATGACAAGTGTCTGGCCGCCAGCGCATCAGGGAACGAGCCATGACGTTATAAGTCCTCCATCCTCAGTAGCCTCTGCAAGCCGTCACGAGTCATGCAGGCCGCTCAAAGATCAGCGTATCGTCTTCGGGCACTGCAGGCAGCACATAATTCTTGAGCACGACCACGTCGCGTCCGTAACTAATCGCAGGGGCCGACAACAGCCCTACCGGCGATGACGTATTGTGCTGGAACCAGAACGCCGAGATACCGTTGTAGATCTTCGCCGGATTGCCGTTCTTGTAGCGATTGATCGGGATCTTGTAGAGAATGCGCAGCGGCCCGCTCGTTGGCGTGAGAATCCACGACGAGCACATGTGGTACAACAGCCCCGGATCGAGCGGCACGCCGGTTTGCGCTTCCCATTCGGGAAACTGCGTCGCATCCAGATTCAGCCGAATCTCCTGAACGTAGCGAATCCAGGTGCTATGTGGCAGGAACACCGTGTTTGGCGGCTCGATGCCTGGTCCTCCAGGTGCGCCATTGTTATCTGTCGCCCCGGCCACAAATGCAGGATAGATGCGATGGCGAACCACCCCGACGTTGCCAGCGGTCGAAAACTGATATCGCGTCTGCGTCTCGAAGAAAATTGAGCCTTGAAAATCCGCACCATCCTCATCGAAAGCACAATGAAATTCCTTGTGTTGATACGCAGCGTTCGTCAGATTTCCGCCATTCTCGACGCTCTGCCACTCAGGGCCAAACCAGTAGTCCCATGTGACGAGGATTGTGCCGGCGATCTGATGGACCGGGAAGACCAGCTTCTGACCGCCTCCGATACTGGCCTGGTCCGTGGGAAAAATCAGCTTTGCCGCATCTTGCTTCGCGGGATACGGATCACTGGCAAAGTCGTACGTATAACGCATCGAGAGGCCATTCTTGGTCAGGCCGTTCAACTCGACTTGATTGCGAAGACTACGACTCACCAATGCCGTCGATAGAGCACTCAAGGTCGCGAAGCGTGTACCGCTCGGTGGGGTAGGCGGAACAGCAAAGACCGTCAAATCGAGCGTCTTGATCGTGCCGAGTCCGTGCTGGTCGGTGACCACGAGTTGGGCGGTGTAGATACCTGATTGGCCGTAGCGCTTCGATGCAGTCGCTGGTGGCGCACCGGTATAGACAATGTCCCCAGATCCGTCCCCCCAGTTCAGCCGGCTGGACGCAATCGTGTCTCCGTCTGGATCGAGCGCGCTCATGGCGACAACGAAGTCGTCGGTGACGTAGATGCCAGAGACGCGTGAGAAGGTCACCTGCGGTGGCTGATTGGGCGCCGGAAGCGCGCTGATCGTCGTCGTGAGCGTGACGGTTGTTACCTGTCCGCTGGTGTCGGTGCAGGTCAACGCCACTTGGAAGGCACCTGACGTTGCATAGACATGGTTCAGACTCAGCGGCGGCACGCCCGCTGCACTGACAACAGTCCCATCGCCATAATCAATGGACCAAGACGCCAATGACCAGTAGCCAGCGTGGGTTCCTTCAGTGCTCCAGGTAATCGTCTCGCCGACGAACTGACCCGAGACGTACTCCAGCGCGACAATCGGCGGATCCTGCACGGGCGGTGGATCGGGATCAGGGTCAGGTGGCGGTGGAATCGGATCGGCCGCGACGACAACGTCCGTCACGACCTCCGTAGTCAGTCCATTTGATGCGGTGACTCGTACGGTTACGACATACGCGATGGCCGCGCCGTACGTATGGGACACCGGGGTGGGCACGGCACCGTTCTCGTCGATCACGGTTCCATCGCCGTAATCAATATGGTACGACGCGATCTGTCCGACCACTTCGATGTCGAAGACGAATGCCTCGGAGAGATAGACACCCTCGATGAGCGTCACCATGAGTGAGGGTGGCATCGGCGGAGGTGCCGACGGCACCGAAATTTCAATCGCCTGCGAGACGGTCGACATGCGCCCTTTGTTGTCTTCGACGTAGAGCGTCACGATGACCGTGCCGCCCGCTGTCGCATAGGTATAGGGAAGCGAGGCAGGCGGGAAGCCAGTCCCTTCGATGGGTGCGGACCCATCGCCAAGGTCGACGCGCCACTTTCGCAGAGTACCCTGCCGTGCGAAACTCGCCGACCCGTCGATGTTGATTTCGTCACCGTCACTGCCCAAGCGAGTGAGCGTCAAGACCGCTTGCGGAGATCGATCCTTCACGAGTCCCTCCTTGTTGGCGTCGGGGCAGCCGAGCAGATGACGAGGCATGAGCAGCTATTCTATTCCAGCGCCGGTGGGCTGTATGGTAGTCCATCCGTGCGCGCTGCACCAAGGATTCCTGGACAGACCGGTGGCCCAACATCGCCATGCGCAATGACAAACGGGCACGAGAATGGGTGACCAAACGTATTGGCGATCTCGTCGTAGCGCAGCTTGAACTGCCCACCGTCCTGGACTTCAGCGCCGTACGGCGTCTCAACGTCGACAGTGCCGTTGCTCGCGTCAATGCGTTGGAACTTGCCGAGGCCGAACTCCTTGATCCACGTCCAGAAGAAGTTCGTATCATCGTCAGGATCGTGCGTGACGCGGTCAAGGTTGTCGGTTGCCGCACCAACGCCGTACTGCACGTCCCAGAGGAGTGTGCCAGCTGGCGTGAACTTTCGCAGGCGCGACTCATTCTGGTTGTTCAACCAGTAGCCGACGATCAGCGATTCATCTCCAAGGACGAGGAGCGCGCCGGGTGAAACTCCCGACGAATCAATCTTGTAGCCAGACAGCGCACTGATGAAGACACCGAGATCCGTGTCGCCGACGAGATCCCAGCGACGGACGGTATCGGCTGATGGATCGAGATAGTACGCAATCGTCTCAGCACGATTGATGGCCAGCATCTGTGCACCAGCCGTGAATGGCCCCCAGCGCGTACTCGGCATACCGGTCAGTGTGATACGCCGAACCCAAGTCTGTCCTGCCTCGGACGTAATCGCGTAGAAGTGGTCCGCGAAGTGTCCTGCGCCGATCGCCCCGACAAAGCCGGTGTTGGTGTAGAGCAGGTTCATGTCGCGGTCGTAGATGTTGTAGCGCGGCTCCTGGTGCGCGTCGTAGAAGAGGCTGATACCTGTTGAGGTGATGTCTGCCGTTTCGCCTGCAACCGTGTTCAGCCGGAAGCCTAGCGGTATCCCAGTCGCCGGATCGACGAATGCCGTAGGATAGCCGTCCTCGTCACTGTTGATGACCGGCACACCCTTGGCAACGGTTGGATAGTTCGGCGCGACGTAGACGTCAAAGTCGAACGACTCCATGAGGCCTTGTTCATTCGCCTCGATCTTGAAGTAGTAGGTCGTCCCGTTGGCGACGGGGATCTGCAAGCGACCGTTCGCGATGGAGTTCGCTCCAAGATAGACGGATGGCGCACCTTCAGGACCGACGTACACCGTGACGAATGGCCGTGGGTTCACGCTGGAGACAATCGAGGCCAGCATGCCGAGGACTTGTTCAGGCGAGGCGCTGGTGTATTTGTACCAGCTATAGAAGGCAACCAGCGAGCCGGTGACGGAGGCGGGAAGCGTAACGAGGTCGATGGCGGTGGTAATCGAATTGTTGACTGGCGTGTCGAACGTGATCGTCCCACCGGATTCTGCCCAGTCCCGCCCGTTGCCGGAGTCATCGAGCAGATCGTCGTAGAGCGGCGTGTCCAGCCAGAGATCAACCGTGTCGACAGGCGTTGGCGATGTCTGCTCGAAGAACTGCGGCGTTTCAGTGAGCGCCTTCGTCCAGGCACGGAGATACGCAGCTTTGCTCGTTGACCAATCGGGTGCAAGCGTATCCGTTCCCGCGAGCAGATGTGTATGCGTCTGTAACGATTGATCCTGGACCGCCGTGCATTCTTCGACGAGATCGACGTAGACGCGGTGCGTCGTGCCAGTACGCGTATAGACGATGTAGTACCAGCCGATAGCTGGCAGCGTGGAGCCCAAGACTGGCGTCACTGTCGAGTTGAGGAACATCAACAGGTTGCCGGTGGTGATCTGCAGGCCGACCCAGACACCTTCGGCATAGGTCGCCGGATCGTCGCCAAGGTAGAAGAACGTCTGATAGTTCGCAGGCGTGAGGTCGGGAACGTAGAACCAGCCCGCGAGCGTCACGTCACCGCTGGCGGGTGGTACGTCTGCGCCCGTGAGGAGAAGACCTTCAGGAGAATCCGCAAGAATGGCAGCCATAGGTCAGGGCAGTTGCGGTTGAATCGCCTGGATCGCGTGAATGACGGGGTTGACGAGTACGAGACGCGCGAGGAGCAGTGCGAGGCCCCCGGCGATTGCCCATCGAGACCAATACTGCAGCGGCGTCATATGCCAGCTCCGTCCACCGAATGCGGCCCGCCGAAGGGGTTGACCGTTGTATAGCCACCAGGGAAGCCCCAGGGCTGGATGCGTACCGCGCAATCGGACTTGAAGAGTCTGAAGGGCTCGTCTGAGGTCCAACGGAAGCGAACGGCTTTGCCCTTCTGCGCCTGAGTGATTTGCCGGATGCGCCGATAGAGTCCGGCTGATGCAGCCAGCACATAGGTCGCCGACGATCCATCTTGATATTCGATGAACCAGTTGACGTCGGCAGTGGACTGGTAGGCCACAATTCCGTCATGTACATCGAGGAAGCCGGGGGCGCCGAAGGTGGTGTACTGCGTCTCCCACTGGGTTGCCAGTTCCGGCGCAGGCTCCCAGACGAAGCGCCAGTCGAGCAGGTTCCACTCGGTGTCATCTTCGGTGTGGAGACGGACAAGTTCGGCGATGAACGGTGTCCAGCCAGCGGACGAGAGCGGATAGGCGATCTGCCGCTCGCCGTTGTGGCTGATCGTGAGGGTAATCGCCGTCTGCGGGGCGGCGTTCGGGCCGTCGTACTGCACGAGCAGCGTCTTGGCTTGGTTGAACGTATTCGCGCGGAGCACGACGCCTTGGACGAATTTCGCGCCCTTGTACCCAAGGTCGTCCCAGTCCGTTGCGCGGCGTCCGGTGGAAATCTGCTTCCACGACCAGCTGGTTTCCCAGAGGTAGAAGATCGGCCGCTGGATGTCACAGGCTTGGCACGCCCCTTCGATCAGGAAGCCGCAGTTACGCGAGTAGATGCCTTCGCCAGATTCGAGTTCGACGATGTAGGTGTCGCGAACGGTCCCGCCTGCACCGATGATAACGGGCGTGAGAGCGGTGTTGCCATTCGTGATGACCGGTGTGACTTGCACGCCGTCGACCGAGCCGCCAGGATTGAAGTCCAGAATTCCGTCGCCCCACTGCTTCCACGCACGCGGGTCGTCGCCGTGTGACCAGGGCGTCCAGATCGCCCAGTTGATCGAGTCCAGCGCGTCGGTGATCTTCTCGTTGGTGTATTGGTGGAGATTGCCGTCCTCGGTGCCAAGGATGTGATCGTAAACCTGCGGACCGGGTTCGGACTCGCGTACTGTTACGCCAATCGGCGTCAGGGGATCGCCGGTTTCCAGATAACGGTCGTAGGAGATCCAGCCCTTGAGCATCCGGTCGTAGACCAGCGTGCAGCCGTCACCAAGAATGTCGAGGTAGTCGAAGTAGAGATACCGCCCGACGATAGCGAGCCGCAGCCGCGTGGATTGGGTGAAATCCACCGGGTTCATCGAGCGGATGGCTTGCGCCTCGGTGCCGTCCTGTGGGAAGAGCGGGCGCAGATCGCCCATGACGTTGATCGCGTCGGCGCCGCCAGCCGTATGATGCACACCTTCCTGTGTGACGAAGAAGGCTCCGCCGTCAGGGTCTGGCGCAAACGCCCACGGCGACCAGAGGCCCTTGGAGCAGTTGGTCGCATCGACCTGGAACGGCGTCAGCGGATCGCCGAAGGTCGGCAGGATGCGGTACAGCTGCTGAGTGCTGAAGACATACGCAATGCCGTCATCGATCCAGCCGTTCAGGAGCGGCTCGCTGGCGGATGAGACGACGAGCGTGTTCCGGTCGCTGGTCGCGTCAGGATCGTTGCCGTGCGTCCAATGCAGGATGCCAGGGTTGGCCGGGTCGCCACACGCGAAGTGGAACCAGACGCCGTTGATCGTGCCGCCCCAGACATAGGGGAGCGGCTGGGCGAGGAGCGTTGGGGACGGCAAGCTGAACGGAACGGCTGTGCCAGAGCCCACGTTATCAACGACCGAGAGCGCCGTGGCCGAGGTAGGCGAGGTATATAGCTGCGTCGCCACGCCGTTGATGATGATGAGCGAGTCAGCCGCCCAGCGGACATCGAAGAGGTCGCCGCTGACCCAGGTGACTGCGGTGCCAGCGACTGTGCAGGTGCCACTGCGCGGCAGATCGCTCGTTGGCCAGGGCTGGAACCAGTTCGGCCGAATACGCTCCCCACCGTCGATCTTGGCGTCGGCCATGTCGTCGCTGAACGAGTTGACGAAGGGCGACGCCGCTGCGTCATTGGGAGTCGTACCGACGTACTCCCAGCGAGCCAGTGCGCCGCCGAATCGCCAGATGTCGATGACGTCGGTCTGCGGATCGACCGATGGTGCGAGATCGAGCAGGACGCGCCCACGACGCGGCGTGATACCGGCTCGCGCGGGTGGCGATGGGTTCGACCGTTCGCCAGTGATGGTCGAGCGGTACGAATACCGATAGGTGTAGGGCGGCAGCGTCGCGCCGACGTCGGGGCCGTAGCCGCCGATGAGATAGGCGTCTGAGATTTCAATCGTTAATGGATCGACCGAGCCGTTCTCTTGGATATAAATCGCCGCGTTCAGCATGTCGCCCATCGTCAGAGTGACGTCGGACCCGACACGGATGAGGTCGCCGACCCGGCATTCCAAGGTCATCCACGCGTCATTGCCGAGTGCGAGCTGGCGCACGATACCACCGCCTGTATTGACCGGCGCGTCTGCGGCAATTTGTGTGAGCGAGATGGCCTTCCCGACTGCGCCCGTCGAGCGCGGTGCGACGCGACGGACCCCGTCACTGCCGATGACGTAGCGTTCCCCGGCAAGGGGCTGCTGGCCGTACTGGTCGCTGTACAGCTCGTCGGTTGCACCGCGCTCAACCGCCGCTTGCTGGGCGTCACTGACAAGGCCCGTCGCCACTTCAGACGTCGACTGAATCGCCGAGACGAGATCGGCCGCGCGCCACTCATAGAACAGGTAATCCCGCAGGAACTCTGGGCCGATCGGCGAGAGATCCAGGACGAGCCGGACCATCTCGACGTTGCCGAGCTTGCTGACCTTAAGACCGAAGCGAATGATGTCAGCGGATTGCGCCGCACGCGTACCGACCAGCGCCCAATTGCGACTGCTCCCGGTGAAGGAGCCTTGAACGCCACCGACCGATGGCGCGGTCGCCGACGCGGGCGTGAGCGTGATTTGGTACGCCGAGGCCACAACGGGATCGCCGACGAGCTTCGTCGTCGTGAAGTAGGCGCGGAAGGATGGGACGCCAGTAATCGTATCCGTGGCCGCGAAGGTGCCATTGGTGAAGCAGCGGAAGGACTGGACGCCGTCCGGGCCGATGGCCACCGAGAGAATGCGAACTACTTCGACACCGCCGAGCAGGACGAGACAGTTCACCGGGAAGTCAACCGTCCGCGTCAACGTGACGCGCGTCGGGATGGGCTCGTTCAGGTCACGATAGCGGCGCTCGACTTCAAGCGGAAGGGCCGCTTCGATCTGCCCCACTGAGAAGGAGCCAGTCGGTTGGATGGTGCACAAGCCAGTGGTACCACTATCGTAGATAATCGCCGCGATGGTCGTCGGCGAGACGGGTGGCAGGATTTCGTGAACGATGACAGTCTCGGGCGCGGCCCCGACCTCGAGTGTCGCGCCCATCGTCACGTTCTCGAAGGAGACGAGCGAGACCGACGCCATGCCAGTGACGCCTGCATCGTAGAGCAGTTGCGTCACAGTGGTCGAGACGCGGCTGATGACCGGTGCGAGTGTCGGCGCAAGCGGGGTGACGTCGCCGCCGTACGTCGTCCAGAGGCCAGATGTCACCGGTTCGAGGAAGGTCACTTCCGGGGCGGCTAGCGCGAGAGCTGGCGGGGTAATCGGCTGGGCGATCCCCCAAGGGTAATCGTTGAAGGAGGAGTTGACCTTGCGGAGCCGGTCTGCGTCCGCGATGTACAGGAACGGACGCGGCGAGTTGACGGGCGAGGCCGCAACCGCCGTCATCGGGTTGCCGGAGTAAGCGGCTGGATCGACAAGTGAGTAGATGTCTGTGCCAGGCGTGCCACCGAAGAGGCCGGTTCCGGCTCCGACGAGGCGCCGGGCGTCCGCACCACCGGCGAACTCGGTCGTGTCGTTCAGGCGGAAGATGGAGTGCGGTGCGGCAGCGAAGGCAGCGTCGGTGAGCAGATCGAGGCCGTAGCGCGGCTCGACCGTGCCGTCTTGGTACGTGCGCATGTTCCGGAGGAACGCAGCCGTGTTTTCGGCCAGCGCATCCTGTGGGAGCAGCGCGAAGCCCCGATAGAAAAACCGTTGTAAAGTGCGCTTGTAGTCTGGGGGAGATGGCGAGTTAGGCATATACTATCCCCCCATGAACTATGCGTATATCGCCGGATTCTTCGACGGAGAGGGTTGCATCTACAAAACGCCACGTGGTAGCTATACGATGCAGATGACACAGAGCGCCAAACAAGACGCTGTACTGCATCAAATCAGCGCGTTTTTGGCAGCAGATGGTGTAACGAATCAGATTACGCCAGCCCGTCAGTGCGGTCTGGGGCAGCCATCTCGCCACTTGAAAATCACCAAGTCTAGCTCGATGGAGCGCTGTCTCGCTCAGATGCTGCCCTACCTTATTGTAAAGCGGGACGCCGCACTTCCTGCACTGCTGTACGTGCAGCAAACGATAGTACGCCTGCACGCGCGCGACGTACGATCGGCCAAGTGGGTTCAAGAGTACACCGCAGGTGACTCTTGTCCAACGATCGCTCGGCGCTACGGTGTGACTGTACACGCTGTCAATAGTCTCCTGCACCGCCGAAACGTAACTATGCGTGATCGTGATACAGCACGCCGACTTTTCAAGCCCAGCCCCGAATTCCTGGAAGCGCGCCGCGCAGACTTTCGCCGCGCGACCCTTGCACGTTGGGGGCATGACTGACTAATCCACCTCGACCGGCTGCAAGATCGCGTTTCTCTGCTCCTGTGAGACGCCACGACGATCCTGTGGCTGCTGGTTGAGCAGGGGTGCGCGCGAGGGCTGGGTCGCCTGTTGGATGCGGAGATCGACGTGAGCGGCTCGGCCAGCGCGTTCAAGCAGGGCGGTCGCCTGCTCGGCCTGCCCCGGCCCTTCCTTGAAGAGTGCGGCGCACTGCGCCAGATCGAGGATCGAATCGTAGACGTCCTGGGAGATTTGCAGGATGTCGCCTCCGGCGACCGGTACTGGCACATTCCGCACCACGTCGAGCGTGAACGCCCACGGACCACCGCCTCCCGGTGGTGGCCAGGACGCGAGCAGGTTCCCGCCAGCGGTGAGCAAGTTGCGTGGTACGCCACCGAGCAACTGCCATGTCGGCGAGAAGCTGTCGGCATCGTTGAGGGCTGCGAGCGTCACCGGCTGATCGTCGATGCGAGCTGACAGGACGACTGACGTCTGGCGCGCTTGGGCGACGCCTTGCTGCCAGCGCTGCTCGCAGTAGGACGCGCGGCCGGGGTCGAGCGCGAGGCCATCGCCGTTGAGGAGATCGGCCAGTGCGCCGTATTTGATGACCCAGCACCAGTCATCCGGTATCCCAAGGACAGCGCTGACCAATGGATCGACAGCGGCTCCGGCGTTGATCGACGTGAGATCGAGCGTGCCGGGCTGGGTCGCGCCTGCGCACATGAGCTGGAGCGTGAGCGGTGGAGTGACCGATACGCTATAGGCGAATGGACTAGCCGTACACGCCGTCCATGCGGGGCCAAAATTGGTTCCGGCCCATTCGTCGGTGCGCGTCAGCGGGATGAGCAGGCCGGTCGCGGAGGGACGCCACGCAGCACGGCGGACTTGGAGGACGTCTTCGGGCAGATCGATGCGGCCGTCGGACGCTGGCGCGGCGTAGACGATTTCCTGTCGCGTGACGACTTGGCCGGTTTCGCGCAGGAACTGGTCGCGACGGCGCTGAATGGCAGTTGAGAGTTGTGTCAGCGTGAACTGATCGGTGCCCGTCCAGGTGCCACCTGCGGCGGCAGGCTCCAGCAGCGCGTACTGCAGCTCAGCAACCAGATCCCAGTTGGTAACCGAATACGCGCGCAGGGTAGGAATCTCGGTGGGCAGGTCGTAGAACGCCTGCAGCATGGTCGTCGAGAAGCCAGCCTGGTCCCGGAAGTGGCTGGTAAAGCTGTTCCATGTGCGTAATGCTTCGCGGATGTAGATGGTCAGCTCAGCTGACACGTAGCGCACCATGCCGGGGTCGTTCAGCCGGTTGGCCAACGCGGCTTGAGCGGCGGTCAGATCGGGCGCGGTGTACGGCACAGCGCCCCTATTCTACTGCGATGCGGTGCGCACGACCCATGCACCGATACCGCCCCATTCTGCGTGGACAGAGAAGACCTGTTTGTCTGGGACTGACAGGTCAGCCCAGTACTGCGGCACGTCCACCCGGTCCACGAGACAGCGCGCAGGCGCGCAGGTGACATCATGCAAGGCGACGACGCCGCCGGGGCGCACGAGCGGCGCGTAGGCTTCGACGTCCTGCTGCACGCCGGAATACGTGTGATCGCCATCGATGAAGAGGAGATCGATAGGCGAGGAACCGAGATGTTCGCGGAGTTGGGCGACAGTCGCTGGATCGTGTGAGTCGCCGCGAATGCTACGTAGATGAGGGAATCGCTGCGCGAAGTCATCATCACGCGCCGTCATCGCAGCGAGGGAGAGACCACCACCGAAGCCGTCCGGCAGGTCGATGGTTACGAAGCGATGAGTGGCGAGCCGTCCCCAGAGTTCCATCGTACCGCCACGATGCGTGCCGATTTCGACGATGGTGCCAAAGGCGAGCGGCGGGTCGATTTGCTGCGTCCAGTCGAGGAACATCGATAGCTCATCCTGGTGCTGCAGAGGCTTGGCCGCCATGCAGGCGGTGATGGCCTCTGCAAACGGGGGTGGGATGGGCAGGAGCGGTGGCTGACGCTGAGCCATTTGCGGGTACGGCTATCGCCGCTATACCCGCTGATCCCGGTTGTGTGGATCGGTCAGGATCGTCCCGAGATCGTCGCGCGTGGAACGACCGGCCGAGCGTCCTGGCCCCCGCATCGAATCGTCGTAGAGAGTCGTCGGCAAGCCGTTGTCGCCGCCTGTGCGCGGCGCGTTGAACGGCCCTTTCATGGTGTCCTGCGAGCCCTTGTTGGTGCCCTTGCTGAAGGGGGAGTTCATCGGCGTGCGGACGCCGTGCTTGTCCGAAGTGCCGGGGCCGCCGCCGCGATTGGTTGATGCCATATGAGAGGCTCCTTTAGAAGCGGATGTGATGGGACTGGAGGAAGTTGCTGTCTATCGGATACGGCCCTTCCTGATACCGCCCGAATGGTACACGCGTTCGCAGGCCATGTCCAAGATTTGACACGTCCTGCAGCTGCGTCTCGTTGTCGGCCCGCTTGGCATCGAGAAGCTCGGTACGATACTCGTTGCGCGCCGCCGTGATCAGCATCGGCCAGTTGGCGTTCTTGAACTGCGGGAAGTTCGCCACGTTGGCCATTGCGAATGGGTAGATGTAGGCGTACAGCGCGCACTGGATGACCATCGCGTCCGAGATGGTCGGTGGCTGCGTGTCGGTGACCGCGACTAAGGTCTCGCCCCGGCGCCGGATGCGGCAGAAGAAATTCTGCCCTGTGGTCGGATGCGGCCAGAGTTCATAGATCGGCGTACCCGCGTCGACAGTCGCGTTCGGTGTCGTCAGGCCGGTGACCGGATCGGCGATGCGATTACCGCCCCACGCGCCGAGGTTGTAGGCAAGCCCTTGGGAGGATCGCTGCGGATCGACGACGTCGAACTCAGCCGATGAACGCGTGAGTCGATTCCCTTTCATCGTGATGGCGTTGGCCGGGTCGACAATCGTCTCCCACCGCAGGAAGTCGTCCATCGGTGGGATGACGTAGCAGCGATAGATCTGATAGGTCGACGTCGCGTTGGTCGATTCTTGTACGGGCTGACTGAGCGTCAGAATGATGGCGGCGGGGTTGGTCACGTCGACATCGAGAATCGAGTACACCGGTCCGGCGGTCGGCGATGGACCACCGAAGCGAATCTGCAGATTGAGGATACCCGGTGTCGCGCCGACCAGCGTCTGCGCCAGGATCGCGGCTGAGGCGGTCGCATCAAGCGTGACACTAGTGTTGTACTGCGTCAGCGCGATGGTGCCGCTGGTGATCTGCGCCGGGCAGTTGATCACGCCGTCAGTCGTGAGGAACGACCAGAGCCGCTCGCCGTAGATTTTCTGCAGTGCGCGGTTGACGTAGGTGCTCGCCAAGATAGGCGACAGCCCCGGCACGGTGCCTGTCAGCTCCGACACGAGATCCAGAAAAGCCATCTAGCCGTACACCTTGCTGAATGATACCGGAGATTGCGCTACTGGCGGAGGGCGCTGGTCCTGCCGCCATGTACGGACGACTGTCTGCGCGACGTACGCCGGGTCGAGATGCGCCCACGCGCGTCGGCAATGATCGCAGGGCTTGAGCGAGCCGCAGGGTGTTTCTGGCTGGTCGTCGACAAGATTCACCTGCTCGGGGAAGGATAAAACGGGCGCTGAGATGCACCCGCCCCAGAGCACGACGGCTGGCGTGGAGAGCGCCGCGCAGGCGAAGGCCAGCCCTCCTTCGAGGACAAGTGCCAGTCGGGCAGCCGCGAGGATGCCGCACGCATCACGAAAGGTCGGCGAGGGAATTGTCGAAATCCCCGGTAGTCGTGTCGCATCGTCATGGTCGAGTTGCAGGATCGTGATGAGGGATCTGCGCTGGATCTCACTGATGCAGGCGCCCCAGGATGCAATCGGCCATTGGCGATTGACGTTCTTACGGTCCCCTGGGGACGGTTCGACGATGAGATAGGGTCCGTAGCGCCGGAAGACGTCCAGGCCGCGCTGGCGCTCCGCGTCGGTGAGATAGATATGCGCGCGGTAGTCCTTGGCCCGGAAGGTTGGCGAGAAATCGAGCTTGTCGTGCTGCCGGGGGTAGACGAGGTAGGGGAGACAGCCTGCGCCACAGGGGACGCGCGGACCTTTTGCTGTGACCCCGATGGCCGGGTTGCCGTGCCATAGGGGCTGCCACCGCGGAGTGCCCTGGCAATCCGTGATGGTCACGGGACCGTCGGCGGGCGACTGAGCATGGAGATGTTCTGCCAGCCCAGCCGCCATCAAAATGTCGCCGAAGCCCACACTGGCCTCGTCGACTACTTCGGCCCGATCGCGAGGATCCGCACGATCTCCGATGAGAGATCGACTTCCGCCTCCACCTCCGCGGCGGTTGAGACCACTTCCCAACGCAGGGTGTACCACGCCGCGGTGCCCTTCGGCCCGATCGCCGACTGCTCCCCAGGAATGCACTCCACGCGATTGAGGGCGGTATCCGTGAGATTGGCCGTGAGGAAGTCGAAGTACTTCATCCCGAAGTCGCGCGGGTAGATCGTCTGGCCGCCGGTAGCAACGGCCGGTGCCGTGCCCGCGACGACCTGGACGTAGGCCTCCGGGCCAGCAATGCCGTTGACTGAAGCGAGCGACGATCCGAACGGTGTCGGGTAGCCATCTAAGGTTCTAGCCATGTGAATATGCTCCTTTACTGGCTAGGCCCTATTGCCCCGGCAGGATGTTGTGGAAGCCGAGGAAGATCGTGTCCAGGGCGCTCGCGGCCGGTGCCGTGATCGCGTTGCCCAGATAGCGCGCGCTGGCGATGGACGTCGAGTCAGTCGTGAGCACGTCGGCCGTGCCCTGATCGTCGCCCGTGTCACCAGCCGCCGCCGCGTAGACGCGCGAGCCGATGGCGCCTGCGGCGGTGAGCACCGAGCGGAATCGCACATCGACCATGCCGAGATCCTGGATCCAGCCGTAGTTGCCGGGCGTGAACCCTCCGATGTAGACACCCGCAATCATGATCGCGTTGTCGGCCGAGGAGAGATTCTCGTCGCGGGTGACCTGGTACTTCGCCTGCCAATCGGTGATCGTCGTGTCCCAGAAGACGAGCTTGCCGGGGGTGATGGCCGGCGAGTCGTCATCGGTCGCACGCAGACGCACGTAGCGGAAGCGGCCGGGGTACAGCGTGCCGACCGTCGTATCCGTCATCTGGCCGATCAGGTTTGGCCCCATCCAGAGGATCGCGCCAAGCTGGCCCTTGTACTTCGAGTTGCCGGAGGCACCAGTGCCGCCGCCGCCGATGACAGTGTCGTTGGTGTTGTTGAGCTGGCGCGTGACGCGCGCGATTGGCGATTCCCATGAGGACATTGGCGACTCCTACGATGTGCCGCTCTACACGGCACGAACGAGCACTGGCTCTACACCAGTGCTCGGATTGAGATGACTCCTCGCGACAGGCAGCTACGCGGCGACAGCCGCAACTAACCGCCGATCCCGTAGAATTGCTTCTGCGTTCTCGGCGACAAGCACTGCATGTTGACCATCGCCTTGATCTGGCCGACCACGCGCGTGTTGTCCTGCGCCGGGACGAATCCGCTGAAGCCGAAGCCGAATTCCTCGTTGTCGGTCACACGGAACAGCCAGTCGAACGTGTTGAAGAAGCAGAAGACTTCGCCGACCGTGCAGGTCGTACCAGCAGTGGGGAGCCCCGATGCGGCGGTGACCGTCGCAGGCGACACGAAGGTCGATGTCAGGAAGTTGCCGAGCACGATATCGTTCTGGCCGTACTTGAGCGACGGGAAATAGTCGTCCTTCAGGATCATCGCGTTGTTGAGCCGGAAGCCCATCACGCCCCAGACCGGGTCGCGCTCCTGTTGGAAGCGCTGCTGCACGACCATTTTTTCCTTGATGAACGCGATGACGGCCTTATTGCCGACGCCGAGGTTCGGCTCCTTCTTGCCGATGGAGGCGTCCTGGTAGCCTTCTTCGAGGAGCGAGTAGGAGATCACGCCCGCCGCGCCGGTTGACGTGCCGCACCACTGCGGGGTCGAGTTGAGCGCCGCGCCGATGGCGTTGTTGCGCGTCTGCTGGCCGTAGGCCGTGTAGACGTTGCCGTCGTAGGACGGGTTCAAGCCGTCGCTGATGGCTTCGGGCCAGCCGTTGATGGCCAGCGAACGGTCAGCGCCGCCGGAGGCCGTGAGATCCTGCCCGTTCTGGTTGGACGCGACGGCCACGATCGCGTTGATCGTATCGACGCCGTTCTGCATGTCCGCGTCGAGGAGCGAGGCGACGGCCTCTGGGCCTTTGTTCTCGACCTGGATCTCTTCCTTGTACTCGGGGATCGACACGTAGCAGTACCGCGTGTCGAACTGCATGGCGGTGATCGTCTGGCGCTTCGTGATGTTGAAGCTGGAGCCAGGCGCGTAGAAGCCGCCGAGCATCGACGCGTAGCGGATGGGCGACTGCATGTACGTGCCGCCCTGGAAGGGGACGAGACAGTGGTCCCGCCAGTAGGCGAGCAGTGGGGTTGCGAGGAAGAAGTTGTCCTCGACGGTGCGCGGGTAGATCTCGAATTGGGTGACGCTGTTCAGTTCGGCGACATTCGGGTCCATAAGTCCTCTATTCTCAATGAGTTACAGACCCGACACACGCCGGGTCAACGCTACCGCTTTGCAGCGGCACCTTCCTTCCGATACGTGCCTGTCCGAAACGCCGCTGCCGCCTTGCCGACGGTTTCCCCCGGCTGTGGGCGGTTCAACACCGACGTCCGGCCCTTCTCGCCCGCGAAAATCACCGACCGATGGCCCGGCGCGGCCGTCGAGCCAGGAATCATCATCTCGCTGCGCGCGGCAGCTCGGCCCCGCTCCTCAGCGGCGGCGAGGTCGGAGTCGTACTTGGCCTTGGCCGTCGCTTCGCGCTTGTCGGTGACCTTGTGCAGGTCGTTCCAGATGTCACGCGGGTCGAGCGATTTCTGGTTGCCCTTGGTTCCGGCGCGGGATTGCAACTCGCGGACGATCTCGCGTGAGTCGAGCGGCGTGCCGAAGAGTTGCTCGTGCTCGCGGGCGATCTGCATCAGCTCGGGGGTGAGATTGAGCATGCCCGAGGCAAAGCCGCCAATCCGCTCGTTGACGAGGCGGTCGAGATCCTCGGCCTTGACAAAGCCGTCGAGGGACGGCGCCTTGGGCGCAGGTGTGGTGATCGTCGTGTCGGCGAGGACTTTCTTGGGGTCGAGCCCGGCGTCGGTGGCGACACGCTCGACGACCTGTTGGAGACGCAAGACGTCCTGTTGCGCCTTCTCGAAATCGGCGCGTTGCCGGGTCGCGTTGGCCTTCTCGGCGGCGGTGAGCGTGGCCCATTCCGCCATTTCGGCGTTGAGGCGCTCTTGCGCGGCGGCCAGATCATTCTGCGACTGGGTGAGTTCCGCTTTCGTCTCGTTCATCGCCCGGTCGTAATCGGACTGGCGCATGTACCCTTCGTTGATCTTGTCGACACGTGACTGGAACTGGGGCGAGAGTGCGGTGATCTCCTCGGCTTTGAAACCCAGATCTGCGAGATATTCTTCGACGGTCACTTTCGACTTGGCCATGTGATCCTCCTGCCCTTCTATCCGGGTCGCCGGAAGCTGCGGGCGGGTGTTGAAGGTTACGAGATCAAACTATCAGCGACTTCGACGACTTCGACGGCTCGGCCGTCACATGCCTCCGCCTGGTACCGCTTCGCCCGACATCGTCTGCATGGGGGCCTGCGGTGCCATCGCAATGACGGCCTGCTTGAGCAACTGTTGAATCTGCATCATCGCCTCGGCGGTCATCGGGTATTCCACCGCGATTTGTTTCGCCTGCTCGCCGAGGTCGCGGATGCGTGTCATACCGGCCATGAGCTGCTGACGCTGCGCGTCCATGCCAGCCGCAGGGGCTCCAGATGCCGGAGCTGGCGGCGTGGCAGACCCTTGTGCGCCCGGTCCGGCTGCGAGAGCCGAGCCGATGGCGTCCATGCCAGACGATGCACCACCAATGGGAGGGGCCATCTTAGACGACGACCGTCCGTTACCGGCTGCCGCGCGACGGCGAACGCTTCGCGCTGCGCTTGCCGGCCTTCTTGCCGAACACCGGCGTCATGGTCGAGCGAATCGTCGTTTTACCAGTCGTCGCAGTGGTCGTGCCCGGGGCTTTCATTGACTTTGCCATGCGCGAGAGTATGGATGGAGACGAATCCATTTGTCAAACAGATGGTTGGCGGTAGGGTTGCCAAGCGGCCGTCAAGCCGCCTAGCGGCTGGTCGTGATGGTGGACCGCTGGCCGCCGGCACCGTCGGATTTGTTTTGGAGTTTAGGGGCCGCATTGAAGGAGGGCGGACGGCCTTCGGGCTCGCCAGGGGGCTTCGCACCTCCTTCGCCGGGGGCGCCGTCGCCGGTACCCTCGGCACCGTTGGGGACCAGTCCACGCTCCATGGCGCCCGCGGCCTGCTGCTGCGCGAGATCGAGCTGGATTTCATTCTGCATGTGGAGCCACGCGATGTACCGCTCCATTTCGTTGTTCGTCCCCATCGGCGGCGGACCGAAGTTCGGAATCTGCAACACCTGGGCAATCGTCCATGGTGAGAGCGGGAAGCCGGTCTTCTGGATCTGGAGGTACAGCAACTTCGTCGTCATCCGGTGGATCTCATTGATGCCGGATTCGGTGACGTGGTACGCATAGTCTTCGAGATAGCCACGCTTGCGCCGGGACATGGCGTCAGCTGTCTCGCCGGGGACGAGCGGGGCGAGTTGTTCGGGGATGTACTGCTTGTCAACGTCGACGCCTTCGGGACCGGTGATCGTCAGCATGCGCGGACGCGCGTAGAACTGGAAATACATCGCCTTGCGCCACTCGCCGAGTTGCTGGAGGGGGTTTTCGACGCGGCGAATCGTGTCCTGGACGATCGGCCCGGCCATCTCCATGAGCTTTTCGAGCGTGTCGGCGCCGGGGACTTGTTTGGCCTTGGCGATGGCGACCAGATCGGTCACGCCCGAGAGATAATCCATGCGCGCTTCCTGCGCGGTGATCCATTCGGTGATCCATGGTGGAACGTTGTAGTACTCGGGCGGGAATGGGTACTTGATTGGATCGGCAATCGTGTCGAGCGGCGCGCGGGCGCGGACGCCAGCCTTGCGTGGGTTGAACGCGTCGCCCCAGGTGGCCGCCATTCGATCGTCGACGACCGCGGGTGGATCGAGCCGTGCCGCGCCGGAATCTTCGATACCGCGCATGAGCGCGACGATGCCGTCCTGGATGTTCTTGAGCTGTGGAACGGTCGAGGAGCCGAGTGCTTCCCATGCCCAATCACCGAAGGTGAGACGCGCGATGGGCGCGGCGCCGTGCCAGTAGGGGGACGGCCCATCGTAGCAGAGCGCGGTGCGGCTGAAGATCGTGTAGCGGCGCAGCGGGAAGAGACGCGCTTCAGCCTCGGTGGCTGGGACGGTGAACGGCGAGCCGGTCGCCGGGTTGACGATGCCGGTCGGGAGCGGATCGCCGACGGCCGGGACGACGTACTCCCAGTTGGTCAGCTTGGCGCCCATGCGAATCGGGGCGCCGGATTGGTTGATCGACCGGTCCATCGTGTACATGTGGAAGATGTCCACGGTGGGGAACGAGGCGTTCTGCGACTGGCCGGGCGAGCGACCGGCGACGCGTAGTGCAGGCGAGACGAATTGCTGGAGCTTTTGCAGCCCCTTTTGCATCCAGCCGGGCGAGTCCCGGTCGGGTGTGAGCTGGTTGGCAAAGGCGGGGTTGGTTTCCCCGTAGATCGCGCGTGCAAGATTGAGCGGCATCTCCTCACGGATGATGACGGCGTAGGCGCGCTGGATGTCGTGGGTCTTGGGAAGCTGGATGAACGTGACATCGCCGGGATTGAGCGCTTGGAGACGAATGTCACCGCGGTACGGCGAATGAAAGTGCTTGTCCCAGGTTTGATAGAAGTAGGCCGTACCGGTCGCGATGGCGTACTGCAAGCCGTCCCGATGCGCTTCGTTCGCGCGGGTCGTGCGGTACCAATGCTCATCGAGGTGGGTGAGGGTGTTCGCTTGGTCGTAGAGCGTGTTGTCCCAGACCGGCTTGAACTCGCCCTCGTGCCGGAAGTTGGCGAGCGTGGCGACCAGCTCGCGCGCTATGCGTGTGGTCTTGTCGTACTGGAGCGCGGAGAGGCCGTCGAGCGATGCGCCTGACGGCGCGCCTGACAAGGCAGACAAGGCGGTTTCCCAGCCGACAGCTGGACGCTGGGCCTTGAGCCAGCCTTCGCCTTCCTGTTGGGCGGAGAGACACCAGCCGAGAATTTGGCCGGGCTGGGCGGCGTGAGGCGGGATTTCATAGCTGGAATACTCGGCCATATGAATTGACTCGGCGGTAGTCTACACCCTGCGGGGCTAGCTAGGCCCACGCGATTGGCGGCTCGTCGAGCGGCTCCATGTCATCTGGGAGCAGTTGCCACACCCAGAGGCCCGCTTTCGTGAAGCCAACGTGTGAAAAGCCTGCCTTGAGATAACAGTAGCCGTAGATGGAGATGCCACGTCGCCGCGTCGGCGCGACATGCGCTGGATCGACGAAACTGACCATGCCGAGCGGCGGCGCAGTCCACTCGCGGCGTGTCGCTTGGACGGCCGCACGGATGAGCAAGCTCGCGCATGAATCGCTCTCGTTGCGGAAGAGTGAATTGACCCACGCACCGGCCCATGCGTGCTTGACGTACTCGGCCTTGGGGTAGGACGTGACCCAGAGCGCGTCGGCGGCGGGCGTCAGTAGGCAGAGACAGCGCCCCGGCGGAACGTACTGCGGCGAGCCGATCTTCTGACGGTTGTAGTGCCGGTCGGCGAGCGGGAGTGCTCGCTTGTCGGCGCGATGAGAGCGCTGCCATTCAATCACGGCGGCGTCTACCTTGTGGATCGCGGGACTCAGGGCGGTTCGAGCGGTCGTAGCTGAGCGCTTCGACGTGGAAGCCCGCGTCTCGGGCACGCTCGCGGGGCGCGTGGTCGGCGCGACGCATGGCGGCTCGGGCGAGATCCCGGCCGTATTCGGTCATCGCTGACATGGACTGGCGGAGTTGCGCTCGCATGTGCGACTCGCGAGCTTCGCGCTGGGCTTGGTGCGCCTCGACCTTGCGATGCGAGAGGGAGAGTTCTCGCTTGTTCATGTGCGACTCGAAACGGCGTACGTCAGCGGCCGAGCGAAGTTCGATCTTGGTCATGCCTTGACGGGCGTATTGGTGGGCGGAGCGGCCGGAGGGATCGCCGGGGAAGCGGAAGGTGCCGTCGGCGGCCTGGAAGATGACGACGGGGTCGATGGATGACTGGACGGCTGGCGGTAGGTGAATCTGTTCGGTTGGTGCGTTGCAAGTCGGGCAGGGCGGGGTGGCTGGCCAGTCGGCGATGGGCCGGTTGACTTCTTCGATATGGTCGTTGGTGCAGCGGATGTTGATGAGGGGCATATTCAGCGATACCTGATCGGAAGGTTTGGGTTGACGAATCGCTCCAACGCACCTGCCCTACGATTCTTATACATCCGCTGATGACCGGCAAACGGCCGAGATGACGCTTGACTCGGCGGCGACCATGTCGGATGAGGAATTTGCTGGTCGGGTGTTAACCCCGGTTGATAGCTGACGCGCTTGCGCGTGAACTGCTGGTCTGGCCGTTTGCCCTGGTGCAGTGAGAGGAGAGGAAAACCCAACCCCATCCAACGGTCGTCGTGGAAGCCCAGCAATGCCTGCGCTTTGCCCTCGACGTTTTCCAAGGTGGTGATTTCTTGGACGAGGTAGGGGGATGGAATATCGATCGCTTCTTCCTTGATATGCGTCATCCACATGTCCTGGAGCGCCGAGCGGAGCACACTGTTCGTCATCACGCCGATGCGGTTGATCTCCGATAGAGCCTTGGGCCGTTTCGAGTCGCCGGCGAACTGCATCGGGTGGAAGTTCGCCCAGCCGCGCTTGAGCAGTTCGTTCTGGCAGGCGGCGCCGTTCGTCCAAGTTTCAATCGCCAGACGACATTGGGATTTTTCGCCGGTCTGCGGCGAGGTGGTGGAGGAATACAAATGCGCCATCGCCATGACCAGCGGCCAGAGTTGGAACGCGGTCACTGTATTGCCGACCCACTCGGCGACTTGGCCGGGCTCGCGCAGCGGGGTGGACTCGCGCAGGACTTCGATGGTCGCGTTGTCCTGGCCGACGCCCTCGCTGCAATCCACACCAACCCCATACCTATGCGGGAAGGTCGGCCATTCCCAAATCAACAACTTGAGCTGTTCATCGAAGTCTGAGTAGCCGTGGAACTGCAACGGGATGAGCTGGTACTTGACGTCGAAATTCGGCGTCAGATCGCGAGTCGCGATGGTGATCGTGGGTTTTGTCGAGTCGAACTGCCGGGACGGGGCCACCATCTGCGGCGGAATGTCTGGGCCGATGATCGTGTAGACACCGAGCGGTTGGCGCGTCCGCTCATGAAAGCCCATCAAAATTTCCTGGTCGATGAGCGGGTTTTGCTGAATCTGAAACGCCTCGATGTCGTCGGCAGGCAGTTCGCCGAGGAAGATGTGCAGTTCCTTGTTCTCCTTGGCGGCACGGTACTCGTTCTCGTACCAGTACATCTGGTGCCGGGGAAGCGTCCAGTCGCGATCACCGTGCGCGAGGTGGTGGAAAAGCAGCGGATTGGACAGGACGTAGGCGCGAGCGCGTTCCGCGTGCTTGATCGTGCGGTCGGACGGCGACCAGTCAGGCGGAATCGGCCTTTTACGCCTGTCGGCGGCGGTCGGATACAAGTCCGTCCCCACGAACCATGGCAGGAAGACCGGCCGAATCCGCGCCGTGCCCCGGTCCATCTCACGCTTGTTCTTTTGCCACTCCTTGTGCCACCAGTTGCCGATGCCGAGCGCGGTGGATTCGAGAATGCCGAAGGTTTTGTCGCTGTCGATCACGGCACGGAGCAGGCCACCGGTGATGATGTCTTCGGCGTCCTGGAACTCGCAGAGTTCGCTGAGGTGGATGACCGAAGGCGATGCGCCGCGGCCGACACCGGTGAACTGGTTGCCAGATTCGATGGAGAGTTCGGTGTGGAGTTCGGCAAACTCGGCGGGCATGCCGTGCTTGGTTTTCGTGGCGCGCGGCAAGAGCCACCACGGTTGCTTTTCGAGGCAGAACTTGATCATGCCCGCCATGTCGATGGACTTGCCGGGATCGGCGCTGGCGACCAGGCACGATGAGTATTCGTGAAACTGGAAGCGATGGCAGACGTTCAACTCGCTAAGGGTTGAGACGCCGAGCCGACGCGCTTTGAGTTGTTGCATCCAGATCGCGTGGCCGCGCGATTCGTCTTCGGCCCAAAGGTCGAGGATAATGTTTTGGGCCACGTTCGGGACGCAGCGCGTGGCCTGCTTGTACAAATCGATGATCCAGGCGTAGTTCGGCAGCCAGTAGGACCGGAAGTCCAAGGCGCAGAGCTTCCGCTCGTTGCGGATGAATTTTTGCTCGCCGGGGAGGAGTGAGCGACGAAGTCGCAATGGTTTCCCGTTGCCGTCACGCTCCATGAGTGCATCGAAATGCTCGATGGCGTCGTCGATTTCATCGACAGTGTGACGCTTGAGCGGCCAGCCGAGTTCTTTGCTGGCGAGATCGATGTCGCGTTGGGTGATGTCGGGATGATACACAGCTACTCGTCATCCTCGACTGGTTCAGCTGCTGTCGCGTCGATCACGGCTGGTTGCGCGTGCCTAGCCGGCGGCTTCCAGTCGAGGTCGTCAGATGTGCTGGCCGCCAAGGCTCGCTGGCCGACCGTGCGCGTTCCTGTCACGCCTCGCATGTCTTCCGCGAACGACGGCATCGACGGCGACTCAGCGGCGATGGCGGCGGCTGCCGCGCTGGCGTTCAGATTGTTGTTGATCACGACGCCTTTGGGGAGTGGGAGAGTCCCCATGCCTTGCAAGAAGGCAATCCGATCCTTGTGGTGAATTTCGGGATTCTTGCCGTCGATGGTCGAGCCGGACTTGGCCAGCGCCGCGACGACTTGCGGATGCATGACGGCTGCGGCGAGATTGCCCACGTCCCTGCCGCGCTCCATGACCATCGAGACGATCTCAGACAATAGCTTGGATGGCCGGACGCCAGCGGCCGCGCAGATATCGTCAAGGTTGGCGCGAATGCGCTCGTAGGGTGTGAGGTCGGCGTAGACGCGGAACCACGCGGTTGATTCTGGGAGTTCTTCCAACATCCCGCCCTGGACGAACGCGATGAACGCGTCGCGCCCGCCGTCGAGATAGCGGATAGCGAAGGCGAGCGAATGCACATCGGCGACGGTGGTCAGTGTCGTCGGCGCGTCGGTCACTTGCGCCGAGATCGAGCGCTTGATCTGGCGCAGCTTGATTCGGACCTGGTCCTCGCGGGGGAGATCCTCGATGCCTGCGGTGGTCGGACGATGCGGATTCGCCGGGCCGATGCCCAGTTCCTGCATCTTGGCGTTGACGCGCTCGGTGCGCTGGTCGATCTTGGTCTTGCGCGATGGCTCCTTGGCGAAGTTCCAGCGACCGGTCATGCTCTTGTGGTGCCGGGTCGGGACGAGTCGCCACTGGAGGAGTTGGCCGTTTCGCCCACGGCGGTAGCTGACGCCGTCGACTTTCCAGACGTGGCCGATGATCTGGGTGGGATCGTAGTCGGGCGAGGAGGGGTCGGCGGCTAGTCCGGTGCGGCAGTCGATGCCGTGGATGTGGGGAGGTTCTCCGCTGCTTTCGCGTCCTCCGCTGCTTCCATCAGGTGAATCGCCAGGGGTTGAATCTCCGGCGGCAGATCCTGAATCCGCCACGGGCGATTCGTCTGCTCCCATTCTTTGATCGCCCGCTGCTCGCGCATCGCGGCTGTCACCACCGTCACATCCTTGTCCGTGAACTGGCGCGGCGGCATCTGGCGCGGACGAGGGGTCAGACGAGTCGCGCGCTGCGTCGCCTCGGAGATCGCCGAAGGGGTCGTCTGCGCCGGCTGGTGCGTCAGTGCGAGGATGATCTCGCGCGTCAGTGCATTCTGCTCCTGCAGGAGCGTGACGATGTCGCGTATCTGTCGAATCCATGACCACAAGTGAACTCTCCTTCGATCAATCCTCGACGAAATGGACGGGGCAGCGCAACTGTCGGGCTTCCGCCATGAACAGGGGCGTCGCTGACGTGCCGTCCCACTTGAGCATGCAACGGCAGCCTGCGGCTCGAGCCGACTCGGCTTGGCGTGAGAATGCCACCACGTCCAAGGAGGAAGCGGTCTGCCGATTACCGCTGTCACCGTCTGGGGCTGGTGCGGGCGGCTGTTCGCTTGGGGCGCTTGGCACGAGTTGGGGCTCCTTTGCGTTCAGGCAATTTGGAGAAGTCGGCTGCACGGGTTTTGCCGCGAGCGTCGGCGAGTGAGAGCTTGCCCTCGCGTGCGAGTGCGAAGAGTTTGCGTGATTGTGCTTTCGAGGTGACCTTACGGTACGGCGGCACTCGACTATCTCCGCGACGACGCCGGCCGTTTCACCGCACGCTGCTTCAGGCGCTGGACGCCGATGCCCAGGCGCTTCAACGGATTGGCCGTCGACTTCTCGCGCTTGGCTAAAATTCGGTCGTCGACTTTGCCGGTGTCGTTGGGGAGCTGGATGTCCTTAGTGCGACGGCCACGAATTCGTTCGACGAGTGAGAGCTTTGCGGCCATGTTATTTCGGCTCCTTGGCGGGCTGGTGCTTGGCATGTCGCTTGGCACGCGGATGTGTGGCCGTAAGCTTGCCGCCTACCTTGAAGATTGTCATCGGCGTGTCGTCCACGGTGATCGGAACCGGCTGCGGCAGGAGGTGTGCATTCTTGGCAGCGTCCTGCTGTTGACGTATCTGATGCGCGACGACCAGCGCCTCGATGGCCAGCAGCCGCGAGCAGATTTCCTCGGCGGAGGGGCGCGATTCGCTCCGTGCAACATCGTCGTGGAGAGAGCGGATTGCGCTGAGCGTGTAGTCGAGAGGATCGTCGTTCATTGATAGCTCCTAGCAGCTCAGTCGCTCGCTGGCTACGAAATATCCACCAATAACGTCTGCTTATTCGGCAGTTTCACGGCGTGCTTGCGTGGCACGTCCAGGCCCAAGTCTAGCCGAACTTGATTGGGCGGGGTGACCGATTGCCCATCATCGGTCATCTCGACGTGCTCCTCGATGATACAGAAGCAGCAGGCGTCAGCGTGTCGGCGAGCCACGTCCATTGGCGTTTTCGTGTGCGCTGGGACGAGTTTACGCTCGATCTGGAAGCCGGTGTCCTCTGCGAAGCAGTCGACTTCGATGACGACACGGGCCGAGAGGCGCGGATAGACGGCCGCGATCGAGAAGCGTAAATCGTTCTGGATGCGTGTGCGAAGCGCGTCGAGCTGCGCGTTGATGAGCGCGAGAACCTCTCGCCCGTCCAATCCGTAGTACTGCGCCTCGCCGACGTCGCCGAAGCCGCCGGTGACGACTTTGTCCTTCGGCAATTGAGCCGTCGGCAGGCCGCGTGAGGGCGTGTCGGTGTCGCTGGCGGCTGGGCGATACGGCTCGTTGTCGGGGATGCCGTCGCGTGGATGGAGCTGGGAGGCGACGGACGCAAGGGTCGTCGCTGGGGGTGGAGAAGAACTCGGCGCACCAGCCGGTGCGGGAAGCGGAGTGGGAACTTCCGGCACGGCAAGCGGCGAATCCACTACCGGCGTTACCGACGGCGGCACCCCAGCGACAACAGGCGACGGAGCCGCAACCGACTCCGCAGGAATCTCGACTGATGGACGTGACTGGCCGGCACGACGGAGCGAGGTGGCCGGGCGGAGCGCCGGAGGCGCAGGTGTCGAGGACACAGGCTGACCAGATGGATCGACCAACGCAGGCGCTACTGCTCTTGCGGTCGGCAGCGGCTTGGCTGACTCAGCCGCACGCATCGCACGGATTTCATCGACTGACTTGCCGAGAAACGCCGCCGCCTGCTCGTCTGACATCGGACGCGGCGCGTAGACCGGCTCTGGCTGTTCGTTCGCGCGCGCCTGTCGGATTTGCTCGGTCGTGGCACGCTCGCTGCCTGCGACGGTCACCTCGATAGGCGCCCCCGGAGGGGGAACTGCGCCAGCGACGCCGGGGGTCTTGGCTGGGTCGAAGGAACGGCTGCCTGTTGATCTAGCCATTCGACTGCGCCTTTACTCGCCGCTGAGCCTCAAACGCATGTTGACACGGCTGCAGTAACACACAGTTGGCGAGCGTTTCCAATGTGCGCATGACAGTCGTACGGTGCGCTGCCTCGCCCTCGATCGTTGGTGGCTGCAGCGCTTCGGTGTAGAGCCGGACCATATAGTCATGGATCTCTTCGACGAGGATCTCGTGGGTAGTCGTTGTCGTCGCCATCAGACACCTGCAGACTCAACCTGCGCCTCATCTTGCTCGACCAACCGCGCCGCCTCGTCCTGTGTATACAAACTCGCCACCTCGATCCGCAGTCGACCGTTGCCCGACACCCGGCGCGTTTTCACCCGGCCCAGCCGAATCCACCGATAGACCGTGCCGGTGGTGACATGCATCAGTGCCGCGGCGGCCGGGATGGTCGCCAGTTCGGCGTGGTCCGCTCGGTCGATGTCGAGGAGCGGCAGGGCGATTGATTTGGTGATAGGCGTACTGATCATTTGGTCGCCCGAATCTGGTTGATCCACCACTCAGCCTGCTCTCGCGTCGAGTAGGGACCGCAGTGCATGTGCCAGTCGACATCACCAACGTGCCGGTCGTAGACGAACCATGAATGTGTGTCGAAGCCGACCCCGAGTTCCATCCTGGTCGCGATGAACGTGCGAATCCGATCGACAGGAACAGCAGGCGCGTTAGTAACTGCCATCAGCCGCGATAGTTGCATATCGTGCGATCTCGTGTCAAGCGAACATATTGCGAAGATGCCCAGTCGCCGCAACCGCCCCAAAAAAATAATCGCCGAAAAATTTAGGCTGTAAAAAATAATCGCCGAAAAATAGACCGCTCAGTCCGATATGCTCTACAACCAGCAGGGGGTGGGGTGCCCTTTGGACAACCTTACTCGATATACATCCTAGTAGATATATGGATACTAGATATACAGGTGCCTGGCTTGCCGCAGTGTGCCGCGTGGAACCATGTCAATATCTTGACGGTCGCCTGGCCTCGCTAGATAATCCGCGCATAGGCTGACATTCTACCCCATAGTCTGCCGACTAACGGACTAGTGGCAGGCGTAGCTGGAGCGAAGATCAGCGAGATTAGGACTGTTTTGTGGGTTTGCTAACATGGCGTCTTGATTGCATTATGATTGAGCGTGGAGGATACGACTATGGCGCACATGGCCCAGACTACCGCACAGACTATTATCGACGATACAATCATGGCACTCAGGGTGGAGGCCGGGCAGGCCGGGGATACCGCCCAGGTCGCGATTTGCGACCGTGCGCTCAGTGGTAGCCAGCGCGCGCGAGCAGAGTGCGCGCGGGTCATCCGCATGGTCGATGACCAGCGCAATCAGCACGAAGACGACAAGCTCTACACATGTCCAGACTGCGACGAGGAGATGCTCTACTAGCAGGCTGAAGACCACGAATGTCAAAACTGCCCAGAATGCGAGCGAAGCTATTGGACCGTACTACACCGGACCATGCGAGCACTAGGAGCAAGATCAGGCGAATCGGATACTAAGTATCCACAAGAGGCCATATCCACATATCCACATACGTGGATAAGGGGGACGAGATGAGTCAGCAAGCGGCTATTTGTACGACCTGCGGTAATCCGGACCACCAGCCCTACAGGGTGTACGATGATCATGGCACAGTGACAGCGGGGTGTGTGGACGCTATTCATGATCACGAACTGACGCGAAGATAGCCGTAAGTGTACCAGCGCACGGTCCACGTTGACAGACGACTAGACGCCATGTTACGCTGTGCGTGGCGTATTTCAGAGTAGCGTAGCTACTGGAGGAGTTTGGATTATGGCTCGATTGACACGCAAGCAGACTAAATCTCTCGAGTTTGCACTCAGGCACGCGGTACGAGCGCTTGAATACGTAATGTCGCCTGATGTTGCCATTGCGCGCAAAGGCGGAGCCGCTACCACGACGTTGCACTATACCCGTGCGGACGGCGCCGTGCTGTACGAAGTCTGCAAGGATATCGGCTCGGATCTGACGGGACTACCGACAGCCGTAGCCGAATTGAGGACATTCCTAGCGACTAACGGAGGTATTTAACATGGCTCGATACATTGTGCGCAAGTCGTACATCGACGTGATCGGCGGGATCTGGTGGCCGATGGGCGCCACGTGCGCTATGCATAAGGATCTTAGTAACTATGACGTGGAGAATATCCGCGCCTACGGTGAGGGTGTGATCGACCGTGACAGCGTCGAGCATTGGCTGATGCTCAATTCGGGGGACTTTTCGAGTGTGCAGGACTTCCGCGCCAGTATCGAGGATGGGGATCAGACGATTGATCTCGACTGGGCGGAGGGTGAGGAGAGTGATTACACGTTTAGCGATTGCATGTGGCCGGCGGAGGATTAGCTACGCGCGTACGCTTTGCAGCCTATCGGCGCGGGCGGGTAGGCTGCGACGGGTACACGATGTCGGCTGCGCCGACTAACAGCGATAGCGCTATCAGACGCGCGTACAGCGCGAGGAGTGGATTAACATGGCATCTAGACCACCGTATCAACATGATTGCGAGGCGTGCATACGCTTAGGTGAAGCGTATCGGCCGCCAATGACATCGGTAGAACATCGGCCAGTCCTGCATGATCTGTACTACTGCCCGCGCGCGGAGTTTGGCGGAAGTGTGATCGCGCGATACGGGCATGAGGGATCAGAGTATGCGTCAATGGCGCTTGAGCTTATGCAAGGGCATGATCTCGGGCGTGATTCGGTCTTGGCGGAAGGCGCACGGCGCGCGATTCGGTTGCTCGCACAAGCGTATGGGAAGGGGCGATAACATGGCAGCTAGGATCGATACTCAGCCGTTGACGCAATTGGAGTTTAGTGGGAATGACTTCAAGATCGCGCAGCGGGTAGCCGAGCATCTAGGATATCAACAGACCGCCTACACGTCTACATCAGCGCTCTGGGGATTGTTCTGTCTCAAAGAGAATCCTGCAACGTGGCGCGGACCACGGCAGGCGCTTATGGATGGTTGCGTGATCAAAACACGCGAACTAGGGTTGATGTTCGTCCAGACGCTAGAGGATCTGCACCTGGACGCCAAAGGGAGGATCGAGCGATGAGACATGAACCCGAGCCGACTAGGACGCGCAAGCGCGGTACGCGCGTAACTCGCGCATCATCGCCCGAAGAGAAGATCGCACTGAATGAGGAGAACCGCGCCAACACAGCCAGTGAATTGTACGATCAAGTCGTCGCGAGCGGCTTAGAGCACGACTCGCACGAAAGCGATCTGTATTTGCGCGCGTCGGATGCGTCCCGACAATTGTTGGCCTGCTATAAGCACAGGTCAAACGTGCAAACGTTCTGCGATGCGGTGACAGGTGATCTCTGGTACGATGTACCGTTTGCGTATGCGCCGTACTGGCGTCAGCGTTACGGGCAATCGTCATGATCGTCCTAGTGCGGGTGATAGTCGCCATCTTAGGCGCGTGGCTCCTCGCTCAGCTTGCCAGCGCGCCGCTAAATCGACTGGCCGAGCAGATCGCAGGGCTACGGCCATGATCGACGAGGAGAACGAGCTAAACCGCGTCCTGCAACGATTGATGGTTGAGCGAATCGAGCGGGACGCGGCGTTGATCGGTACTGACGCCGACGTGCCAGACAACCCGGCCGCGTGGGATTGTGAGCTGGACCGACGCGAGGCAGACCGCCGGAGTGGGCGAGATCGGCGGGTGACGGCGCGAGAGGTTGAGGAGCGGAGGCTACGCATGAGGAGGGATGAACATGGCGGCTAGCGACAATGATGTGACACGGGTGATCTTTCGGCGCTGGAAGGACAACGGCGACGTGATCGCGGTCCTGCTGGACGTGCCTGCGAATCATGGTCGTGTCGTCTGCTACGAACACGTCGGGCAGCATGGCGAGGGCGATTGGTATGCGATTGTCTCGCAGACTACGCCCGCCACGCCCGAGGAGTACGCGGCGCTATCACGCGAGCTGACCAAGCAGGTCGGGTACTCGCTCGCCGTGCGAAGGAGATATCAGCGGACACGCTGAGCACGGCTGAGCCCATCAGCCAGTACGCCTAGGCACAGCTAGTACTAGGTACTCTAGTACCAGCTAGTACTAGCATCTAGAAGGAGTTAGGACTATGGAGAAGACTAGCAAGCACAGCGTGCAGCATACACCTGGACCGTGGCTGATGAAGCGCGCCGAGGTTCGCGTCGATGGTGAGTACGACTACGCGATCTTTGCCAATAGCACGATCATCGCCGAGGTATTTGGCCGGGCTGGTCAGACAGTCTTTCCGCCGGCTGCGGCCAATGCCCGGCTCATCGCCAAGGCGCCGGAGATGTTGGCGGTGTTGCGCGGTATCCTCGACAATCAATCACCTCTTGGTGACGGCTACACACAAGTCTGTACGCTGGACGTCGAAGCGGCTGAGCGGATCATCGCCGAGATCGAGGGAGAGGAGAGCTAACCTCATGCCAGACAACACGATAGGTCTCGGGCCTACACCCGGACCCTGGACGATCAACCTCTACGGCGTCGATCGCGTGATCAAGTACTCGGATGGGCTGCTCGTCAGCCATATAGCAAAGCTCTCCGAGGGAGCGCTGTGTCCAGAACATGGGACAGTCGAGGCTAACGCGCGGCTGATTGCCCAGGCGCCTAAGCTGCTGGCGCTGGCGCATGCCGTGGTCGCGACGATCGATAGCACGAGCGTGGATCCAGAGACGCTGGATCCGCGGTGGATGTTCGTCTACGAGGATGCGCTGGCGTTGATTGGGGAGATTGAGGGAGGGGGAGGGAGTTAGCCATGGTCGTCTACTTGGTCTGCTTTGCTGCTGGCCCAGGTACCGGCTGGCTGGCCCATCATCTCGGCGTAGCGGCCTCTGAGAGCGATATCAATCTTCGACAGGTACCGCATGGGGCCGGCTGGAGATCGTTGCCCCTGGAGGCGCCTAGCGGGGTTCTCGTCGATGTCTGGGAGGCGGCTGATGAGCCGTCCGCATGGGCTAGGCGGGATCAGCTCGCCAAGCAAGGGTCACGGGCGCGGCTCTGCTCGATCTGCAACCCGGGGAATAGTCGAGGGAATGGTCGAGGGAACTACCCCCGCAAAGGGGCGAGCAAAGGGGCGAAAGTGTCCCTAAAGCGAAAGTCCCCCTGACATACCTGTCTGAGAATTTGAGAAATTGCCCTAACTCATTGATTCTAATAGACTTAGGTGTGAGAATTTGTGTGAGAATTTGTGAGAATTTGCACGCTAAGCGCTCTTGGCATGAAATCGCAGCTGCAAATTCTCACAAATTCTCATCGAAAAAGCTGGTACTAGTACTATGTACTACACGCAGCAAATTCTCATTCTCACGACTGGAGTGTCGGGGTCAGTTAGGTTTGTCTTCGCTTTCGCCATCGGGAACCATGACGACCTGTTCGATGGCAACACGCTTGACGAAGCCGTGATCACGTTCGATGACGCCGAGGTTTTCGAGCTTTTTGAGGTGGCGATAGAGGGTCGCTTGTGAGATACCGAGCATGCCATCGACGATGACTTCAAGATCGGACGTCTTGATACCTTCCTCGGGGATGACGACGAAGATCTTGTAGGCGGTCTGGGGAACGCGCGTCTTGCCCACGCCGACGTCTTCAAGCGAGCGGTACGGGACGAAGTAGGAGCCTTCCCGAAGCAGCTTGAACGTCTCGGGCGCCGCGTGGCGGGGGTTCCAGCCGACTTGGTGATACGGATGCTGAGGCGGCTCGGGGTCCACCATGAACATTTGCGTGTCGCTGAAGCCGGACCATGCCCCGGAGCCAGATATCCTGTCCTGGGGCCGCAGGTAGCGTTGAGAGGCATCTGCCAGCTGCTTAGAGAAGTGGGCGAGAACAAAGACGGTGACAAGATACTCGCGGGCGAGGACGTGTAACTCCCAGAGCAGGGCGGCCACGCATCGGGGGTCGTTCTGGCTGCCTGGGACGAAGAGTGGGGCCGCCGGGTCGATGACCAGATGCGCACCGGGGATGATGGCTCGGCTGAACTGCGTCAAGCACCAGCGAAGCGTCGCGAGGGCCTGAGTTGGATTCATCATCAGCTTACGGTCGAAGGTGGGATCGTCGAGCGGGTTGTAGTAGGTCGTCCAAGTGCCGTCAAGCAATTGGTGCATATTGAGGATTTTGTTGGTGGAGTGCCCGCCTCGGTCGGTCGAGAGGTAGTAGAGGGCGGTTGGACGGTGGGTTTGGTGGCCACAGATCGATCGGCCATCCCGGAACCGGGCACACCACTCGCCAAAGAGGGTGGTTTTGCCCACGCCTGGCGCACCCGCCAAAATATTGACGGTGCCAAAGTCAATGACGGATGGAATGGGATCGGGGAAGGGGAAGGGCGGGTCTGGTCTGGGTGCGTCCACGAGCTACGGTGCCCCGTGCACGTTCAGTGGGTCGTGTTTACTGACAGTTATGACGAGTGAATCCCATCGGAGGCCCTTAGCCTGCCTGCGTGCCTCGCGGATGGCCAAATATGCCGTCCTGGTGGGGTTTCTGGCGGCTGGTATGCTGCCGGTGACGGTGATAGGAGCTTGGACCCGCTGCTCGAACGTGACCGAGTAGTAGACGATCGGCTTGGGGACTGGCGTGGCGGCTGGTTCGGTGGGTTGCCTCGTCTGCCCTGATATCGCGGCCGAGCGTGGAGGAAAAGGCATGCGGGCGGCTGCTGCTGCGAATCGTGAATGACAGGGAACGGCGGACGCAGGGGAGTGAAACACAGATGACCAGCGCGTGTCAAGTGGTATCGTCGTGTGCGGGAGTGGTTGAACTAGTTGTGAGACAGATGCACTGTGTTGCGATGGGATAGCATTTTGTGCTTGACAAGAGGGAATGGGCTGAATTAGGCTCTGGGACGTGGAGATTGCGGCTGGGCCGCAGGATGGCCGAGGGCCACGGAGGATTTTGAGATGAGCGATGAGACATTCACAGCAGCCGATCTTGACCAAGCGTCGAAGTACGAGACACTCGGACCGGCGTACTTTGCCGCACGTCGTATGGCCGAGGCGCTCATGCAGGGCGCTGAAGTCGCGCCGTTGAAGGTCGTCGCCGACAAAGTCGCTGACGACGTTCGCGTGGCGGTGTACGACTATATTGAAGGGTCGCTGCTCAGCGATCTTGAATCAAATCTCAAGTCACATGTGCAGCAAATGGTTGATCGGACAGTGCAAGTACTGCTCACCGGTGAGGAATGGGCGCTCAAGCAGTATCCAATGGCGAAGTACCACGACGGTGAAGCAATTCGCGCGGCGGTGGCACGGCATTGTAGCGAGCCGCTAGTCGCCTTACGCATCACGGAACTGGAAAAGGAAGTCGCGCGGCTAACGGAATTGCTCAAGTGGTACAGGGATCGCTGATGGCTGACATTGCGTATCCAGCAATCTGGTTCACCAGCGGCACCCCGCTCAAGCTCGGCCAGTCTGAGTGCAAGATGGAGCGATATCTGGGCTATCACGCCGGGCAACACGGTACCGGCTACCGGCGGCGTGCCACAGCCATCCCGCTCGCGACCGGCGCAGGCGTCCACGACGGCATCGGGCTGATTGGCGAGTGGATTCTCGACCGGCAGGCAGCCAAGCCGAACGACCGGCTGCTAGAGGCACCAGACTCGGTCATCGCCTGGGCGGCAACCGAAGCAGCCAACAAGTACGAGCGCACGGCCCGCGAGTGCGGCCTGGAGCTGACCAAGTCGGATCTCGACGTAGCTGCGGCCATTGACCAGCTCATCCTGGAGCAACGGACGCTGATCGAGGCGCAGGTCTGGATCTATGCGCTGGCGCGATTGCCGGTCATGTTGGCGTCGGCCAAGCTGGTTGACATCGAACACGAGGAAGGGCCGGTGGTCGCGTGTACGTGCGGGCTCGGTGACTGGGTCGGCCAGTGGACGGATCATGCCGCTCGGCAATGTCGCGGCATCTGCCCGCAGGGTCGTGCGGATGCCATCTGGGAGATGTACGCTGATTCCACCCTCGTCTACGAAGAGATCAAGACCAAGGCCACACCGAACTACGGCTGGGAGCAGCAGTGGGAGCATTCCGGGCAGCTCTGGCTGAACATGCACGCGGCAGGACTGCGGCTCGGGCGCGAGGTGAGCCAAGCGTATGTGCCGATCTTGCTCAAGGGCAAACGCGATCGCGTGAATCGAGATGATCGCACGCAGCCGAAGATTCAGCAGAGTCCGTTGTGTTGGCCGTGGTTCGATTCAGGTGAAGCGTCGCTGCGCGCACCGGAATGGGCCAGTCGCTATAAGTGGATCGACGACTGGGGCAAGTGGCACACATTGCCGCGAAGCTATCGACGTGTGGCGCTCTGGGACGAGGCGAACGAGTTGCCTGCTGGCAGCAATCCGAACGGCGTGGTGGTGCGCGAGGGCGCAAGTCGAGTCGAACGCTGGGTCAAGGGATGGATCGCACCAGGGCAGTACGGCGAGCTGCTGAAGACGCTCGGCCCGTTCCCGAAGCCGGCGCAGTTGATGGTCGATGCGGAGCGGGCGTTGATTGCGGAGGAGACGTGGTGGAGGGACGTTGTCGCACGATTGCGTGCGGCGGGTGTATATCAGGCGGGTGATCAAGGTGTCGAAGATCATCCCGAGGATCCACCCCTCGCCGCCGCCGATCTCATCCCTCGTTCATGGGCGTGTACGAAATTCGCTGGCGATGCCTGCTCGTTCAAGAAGATCTGCTTCCGCGAGCCAGGCTGGGAGAATCTCGATACGCATCCTGATTTTGATATCAGGACGCCGCATCACGCGATCGAGAAGCTGGCGTTCGAGCAGGCGGGCGTCGTGTTTCCTGTTGAGGTGGGCGAGGATGAGGATGGAGGCGAGAGCTAGCTCATGTCGTACTACGCCAACTACGACGGTCTGCGCTGCGATCGCTGCCTGCGCGCAATTCGCATCGCCAATCGCGTCCACGAGGAAGATCTCTGCGTTGACTGCGAAATGACGCATTCCAATCAACGCATCATTTTTGTCTTGACATGCGGCGTGAGTCTCATGATAATCGGCGCCTTGTTGTGGGTGTTGTACTTGCTGCCGCCCACATTTGACTAGTGGCTGAGCCACTTGCTTAGACGCTCGCAGGAGCGCGGAGGATTTTGCAAATAATGGAACGTACCATCAAGTTCACGGCCGCGTACGACAAGCGACCCAAGAAGCCAAGTGATCCTGATTATGGGATTCACGGGGTTGATTTGTTGTTCTTGCTCAAAGGACCGGAAGGCACGGTGCAATTTCGCCTGTTCACGAACTGGCACCTGCCGCACGTCACCAAGGAAAACGCTGGGCATCTTTACGATGCGATCGGAGGCGATGCGCATTGGATGGAGCGGCCGATGCCCGCAGATTTGGGCTACCACTCGCGCACACCACGGTACGACGGGCACACGCCAATGCCAAATCCTTGTGATCATCTCGACGGTGCTGCGTGCTACTACGACGGCAGCACGTTGAACGCGGAGCCAGTCTTTGAGCGGCTGCTCACCGAAGGCGATGAGGGCGTCTGGAAGGCGCTTGAAGGGTACTACATCCAGACATTCGGGGCCAACAAGGAGCCGTCCAAATGACGCAACACGACCAAGCCATCGCCGCCCGTCGCGCGGCCAGCCAGGCGAACGCTGTCATGGGGATCTACGGCATCTCCGGCACTGGCAAGTCGAATCTCGCCGATACGGCCGCTGAGTACAACCACGACGTCTACGGCGGGTTGACCATGTGCGTCGCGGCGGATCTCGGGGGCTTCGGCACCAAGCGGTTGTCGCTCATCCGCGCGGGCATCATGCGCGTCTACGACCCGCGCAATCACATCAATCCATTCGAGACGATGGAGTTGTTGAGTCTGGGTGCGTTTCCGCTGCGGCTCACCGACCCCGAGCGCGGGTACGCCGAGCCGGATGTCCCGCTGATTCTGCCCAGGCGATTTGTCTACGAGATGTGCTGCCCAAGTGGCCATTCTGTCGGGCGCTTCGAGTCTCAGGCGGTGATGAACGCCAAGGCCGCGGCGGGCGTGCTGAGCTGTCCGACGTGCTCGCTCGTGACCAACTTGCAGAACGCCAGCAAGGTCGAGCGATTGGTCATGCGGCACCGTATCTTCAAGAACGTGACGCTGCGGATTTTTGATTCGGGCACGGCGCTGAACGAGTGGGCATTGGCCGATCTGCAAGCGCAGTCAGCAGCGGGTTCGCTGCCTGCTAGTAGCAGCGGTGGCAGCTTGCTCGGTAGTGCGGACGCGCTGGTCAGTGGCCAGTTCAAGTTTGGCTCGTCGAGCATCAGCCAGTACGGCTTCGTCCAGAACCGAACGTATGGCTGGCTGTCGAACATCCGGAAAATCCCCGATCAGGTCTTGCCCGCGATTATGACGTTCCACGTCGAGCAGTCCAAAGGGGACGAGTCGACTGGCGGCGACATGCTCTACGGCCCGAAGATCGCCGGCAACGCCAGAACCGGTGCGATGGCTGGCTGGCTGGGCAATCTGCTCCATGCCACGACGGAGCCGTATAGCGACACCGACCCGACGATTGTCTATCGGCTCTGGCTGACCAATCACATTGACCCGCGAGATCCGAGGAAGATTCCATACCTCGCCAAGCATCGAGGCACACCGATTGGCATGCCGAAGTATCTGGAGGATGCCCCAGGGAAACCGCCATGGTCCGGCTTCTCGTTGGCAAATTTCTTCGCGTTGCAGGAGAAGCAGCTCGCCGCCGAAGAAGAGGCCAACAAGTCGAAGTATCCCAACGCGCCCGGCCTCTGGACAGGTGATGAGATCTCAGCGGAGGCTGATGAGCCGGTGGCGAGCGGGTTGGTTGGTCAGTCGCGTGGCAGTGGTAGTGGTACGAGCGCAGGCGCACCAGCGGCACCAGCGGCGCCTGCGACTCCTGCTACACCCGCCACAGCCACAGGCATAGGCAGTAGGCGCTTACGGCGAGCAGGGGGAGCGGCGGGAGGGCTGGGAGCGTCCACGTCGTCGGCCCCTGAACCTGTGGCGCCTACGTCTGTGCCTGTCGCACCGGCCGTCACGCCGGCATCGCCTGCGGCAGCACCGGCAACACCGGCAGCAGTGCCAGCGCCTGCAGGTACCACCTCAGGCGTCACAGGCCGTTCGCCCCTGCGCCGCGTCGCACGGCCACCGGTCACGTAGCGTCGTTTGCCAAGGTTCGTTGAGTTCGTTGATTTCGTCCATTCATTGAGGAGAGAGCGCAATGCGAGAGTTCACGCGATATGCGGTGGCAGACGCCACCACCGGTGATATCAATTCCACTGCGGCACGGCCAGAAGTCGAGGTCGAGTGGCCCGACCAGGGCGAGGAGATGCCCGATCAGGGCGGTGGCGCCCGACGATCCACACTGCCACCTGGCATCTATGACTTCAAGCTGCCCGAGTCGTTGACGACCCTCTGGCACGAGATCGAAGTCGTGGACCGGCGACAGTTCCTCGGGAGTGGCCAGCCGAACCCAACCTTCAACCAGAAGATCAAGCGCAGCCAGCTGAAGTTCGACCGGAATGCGCCGCTGGTGGTGGTCGGTGGGGCACACGATGGCCTGCCGATGACAGCGAGCTTCTCATCTGCGCCTCGCCCACGGTCGTTCAAGAAGAATGCAAGCAAGGATCCGGCAACGCCGTGGATTTCCGATCTCGCCTACCTGCTGGACATTTCGTTGGCGGACAAGTCACGGCCATCGAACCCCGAGGCGCTCAAGGCGACGATCAACAAGTATGGGGGCCAGACGATCCGGCTGGAGACGGGCCTGACCGCGCAGTGCCGTGCGGATAAGGTGCGGTATATTCGCGTGGAGACGGTGGAAGGCACCGAGCGCGTCGAGCAGGACTTGCAGGATCCCTCCGGCAAGAAGGGCTGCGGCAAGCGGTACAACACCAAGGACTTCAAGGATCCAGCGACCGGCAAGTTTGATCTGGAGATCGCGTGTGTCTGCGGCGACCCGTCACAGGAGGAGGTCGACGCGGGGGTGCTGCCGGCGTCGGTGATCGTTCGGGCGTTCGAGCAGGTGGAACGGTTCTTGCCGCCGTTGGGGGCGAGTAAGTAGTTCATCATGGCGAAGATGAAGCGCACACGTACCAAGTCCAAGCGCAAGCCACAGGATCTCACACAGTACTCGCTGCGTGGGCTACGTCGCCGATTGCTTCGTTGTGAGGAACGCTTGGACATGCTGGAGTCGGCGATTGCGGTGTCGCCGCTCTGGGAAGCACTCCGGAAGACTTGGTGCGCGGAAGTAGAGAAGCCGCAGAAGAAGTAGCGAGCTGTTCGATGAGCGAGCCAGCCGTCCAGACGTGGTGCGGTGGTACGCACGGTAGCCTGTCTCCACGAAGGTGAGTTCGCGATGCCATCAAGATCGCCAGCCGCAAGGCGAACGGCTTCCACGTTGGGCGGCACTTTCACACGAGATGAGGAGCAATAGCAAAAATGGACCTGACATCGTTTGAAACAGCCTATAAGGGCTATTGCACGCGGGTGCTAGGGCCAGAGCTAAACGGTGAAGCGCAGGCAGCGTTTGTCGCGGGCGGCATTGCGATGCTGCGTGTGCTCGCTAAAGTCCGTAATGCTACAAATGACATGGCGGCACTGGACGCAGCTGCTCGACGCGCCAGAGAAAGTGCTGAAGTGCTACTGGAACAAATCCGCCGCGACAATGCCTTGTCAGAGGCACCATCTTTTCGGCATAGCTAGGAGATAGATTCAATGGCACGACGCAAGCAGAAATCGACGATGGCGCTGCTCATGGATATTTTCATGGACGCGCCGTTGGTAGCAGCCGAGGCTGCGCTGGAACTGGCGCAGGAGTTGGTCGCTCGACGGCAGGTGAGCGAGGCTGAACCGTCTGCCAAGCCTGCGCGCCAGCGACGACAAGTGGCAGCGCCGCCTGCTATGCCTGTGGTGGCGGAGCCTGCGTCTACGGTAGCTGCAACAGCCACGCCTGCGCCCAAGCCGGTCGGCGTGCGGCGGCGTATCGTAGCAGGGCCTGCAGCAGTCGGGGCCACGACGCTCGTTGCGCCGCGCAAGCGTGGTCGGCCGTTTGGCAAGAAGGTGGCGGCTGAGCCGCAGGCCGTGCCAGCCGAGGTGCCTGTCGTGCAAATGACACCTACGCTGCGCGACCTCCCCGACCAAGTCACCCCGGACGACTACGACGTCGTAGAAGGCTAGGCACAGCATGGGCATGGACCGTAACAAGCAGGCCGTCAGCGAGTTCGAGCGGCGTCAGGCGATGAAGAAGGCCAGAGAACAATTCATGCAGGCTGTGCAGGCCGGCCAAGCGGCGTTGTTTGACGCCGTCGGTCATCGCCTCGCGCCGGGCCAGTTAGTGATTTTCACGCCGCCGCCGAACGTCTGGCGCTGGCTGATTGCCGATGTCGTCCCGGTCGTGGACCCGAACGTCCCACCTGGTGTCATGCGTGTGATGCTGAAGCTGGACGTGCCGCTGAACGTGCAGGCGGGGCAGCAGATCAGCAATATGCTGGTGGTGGGGGAGCAGGAGCAGGAGCAGGCGCAGCTCGAGCCCGAGCCTGCAGTCGACGAGACGGCAATGCCACCGGTCGTTGACGGGCCGTTTGCCGAACCACCTGCACCATCGCCTGACGCCACAGGACATAGCGATGACTGAGACAGTACCAGTACCACCAGCCGACGAGCCGTCGAACTTCGTCAACAAGACACGACCGGGGCGAACGTTGGCGTGGATTGCACGCGTCGAGACACGCGAGCGGGGGTTTATTTTCGCCAGGACAGCTGAGGCCGCGGCTGAGGAACTATTCATCCACATCTCCTCGATGTCGAGTCCCTTGTGGGCAGAGTTGGCGACAGGCGATGTCATCTCGTGCAAGGTGACCGACGGACCTAAAGGTCCGAGAGGATTCGCCGTACAGCGGGTCGTGGATGCAGACGTGATCGCCCAAGTAAAGGCGAAGGAGGAAGATTATGGGAATCGTTAACAGCAATGGGTACGAGAGCCGTGACAAGGGGATGGTCTATTTCCCAGACAAGCCGCTGCCGATGCGCGTGCTGAACGCGTTGCTGGCCGATCTGCCAGATACCGCCGCAGAAGCAATGCTCGGTGAATTGCCGTGTGGCGTGAAGCCGAGGAACGCGAAGCATACGGCAGGTCCGGCGGAGTCGCAGGTGTACTTCGAGGATCGCGACGATTATTAGCGAGTGAGATGATGACAGCCGATGGGCTGCGGAGGAATTAGACCATGTGGGAACCAACTGATCCTGATCTTGACGAGACGCCGACGATCGAAGAGGCCGAGCCGTTTATCCTTGACCCCCTCCAGCAGCAGGCCATCGCCGACTGCCGTGAGCATCTGTACACGAATATCAGCGGCACGGCTGGCGTAGGCAAGACCTTCGTCGCCAGAGAGATCGCCCAGTCGCCGGGCACGGTCCTCGCAGCCACGACCGGCATCGCCAGCGTCAACCTCGGCGAAGGCACCACGATCAACGCGCTGCTTCGCTACTTCAACACACAATCGCTGAAGGAAGCCTACACAGCAGGTTATCTCCAAGCGACCATTCGCAGGCTGCGGCGAGCAGGAACGACTCGCATTCTTATCGATGAGAAGTCAATGATGGCTGGCGAGCAGCTGACGTATATCACGCGAGCCGTGCGTGAAGTGAACGAGGGCGGGGTGTACGCGCTGGAGTCGGTGGGTATTGGCGAGAACGAGGATGACCCGAATCCGTTGCCCGAGCGCGACAGCGATTTACCACCAGTGGGGATTACGTTGGTGGGAGACTTCGGCCAACTGCCGCCCGTGCCTGATGCAGATCCACGAACAGGCAAGAAACTCCCTGTGCAGTACTGCTTCGACTCGCCTGAATGGCCAGCCTACGCCGAGCACACGACGCGACTGGAGAAGATCTACCGCCAGGACGCCAAGGCGTTCGTCGCGGCGCTGCATGCCGTACGACGCGCGGACGTGAAAACGGCGCTGGATTTCTTCACGGCTGATCGGTTCAGCTCGTCGATGGCTGATGCATTCGTGGGCTCGACCATCTTCGCCAAGAACGATGCCGTGGATCGCCATAACTTGTTGATGCTGGACAAGTTAGCTGGTGCGCCGATGGTGAGTCGATCCGTTCGCCAAGGCAAGCAGCGAGGCGACTGGAAGCTGGTGCCAGATGAGCTGCGGCTGAAGGAAGGCGCGTTGGTAATGATCCTGGCGAACCGTCGCGTCTATGCGGATGACGAGGACGAGCGCGGCACGATGGTGTATGCCAATGGCGATCTCGGCGAGCTAGTTGGAAAGTCAGGCGCTGCGTGGTTGGTGAAGCTACAACGTACCGGTACCGTCGTGTCAGTCGTCCTCGTCAGACGCGAGAACACGATTCCGCTTGAAGTCGGCCGTCGCAAGCAGATGAAGGAGCAGGGGCTGTCCGTCGAGGAGCGGATCACTGAGCGCGGCAAGGGCAAGAGCGAGATCATCGGGACGATTACGTATATGCCCTTGCGGGCGGCGTACGGCTGCACGGTGCATAAGACCCAAGGACTTTCGTTGACGAGCGTGCAGGTCAACATTCGAGACCCCTTCTTTCGGCAGCCAGGAATGTTATTTGTCGCACTATCGCGCTGCACAACAGCGGAAGGCTTGCGCATCGTTGGAGATCAGGCAGGTTTTGTCGAACGCTGCAAAATTGAACCACGAGTACAAAAATGGCTTTAGGTCGCTTTCTCACATTCCCCGAAGCACAGAAGTTCATCGCGAACATCGAGCCGAATGAACACGGTGGTGATCGATGATCTAGCACGCTGAAATAGTTGATCGACAGGTGTACGTACAGCGGCACAAGCCGCCATCAGCCAAGTAACGGCCGTAGCTATGCAAATGATCACCATCGAACGTAAGGCGACAGCCGAGACGGCCTTGTTCATGTCGCGCTGGCGCTTCTGGTACGACGACCGCGATCATCGCTTGGTGTTGGACTTCTGGGCGCAGTACTCGCGACCGACGAAGTGGCACAAGTGGCGCGTGGAGCAGAAATATCACCGGCTGACACATCGACGATCGACGCTACAGGCACCACCCTCACTCGACGAGACGGTGATATTGGAAGCGCGACGTCGCTTCTGTCAGACGTTGCGAATAGTCGCAGAATTTTAGATGCGCATTCATCATGTCAATAGACAATTCAGTCGCGCCGACGATTCAGATGGCGATCACTCTCCTCCGGACTTATGCAGTCGGTGAGACGATCGTCGAGCGGTTCACTAATGTCATCAAGCCCGAGCACCTGCGCGAGGGCTGCTGGATGACGACCAAGGACGATGAACAGTTCCGTGCGGCGGTCGGCGCGGTCATGGTGAGCTATGGCGTCGGCACGCCGGAGTTCGAACAGCTCCAGAACGAGATGAAACTCATCAATCAGTTCTCGGCCTTCATTCAAGCGGCGATGACCGGGCTAAACGTGGAGCCACCGGTCGCGGATCCAACACACAAGCCGCTTGGTTTGTTGGGCATCTGGGCGCAGTCAGTCACGCAGCGTCAATAACACAGCAAGGAGTCAAGCATCATGTCAGAGAATTCAAGTAATACTTTCGAGCCAATTGTCCCAGTCGCAGCCGTCGAGCAAGTCGCCGACCAGTCTCTCGCTATCGGTAGCACCTCGCAGCGCTATCAGCGACGACCAGCCGTCGTCACGGCAATCCAGTGGACCGGCGATAACTTGCAAGCCGTCCAGCAGTTCTGCCTACCGCAGTCGCCGATGACCCACGGCGAGCAGGATCTAGCCGTCCAAGTCGTCGATCGTTTCAGCATGAAGAAGTACCCCAACCTCGGCCGGCAGCTGAAGATGGAGTTTGTCTCGCGTGGTAATTGGCTAGTAGTGGGCTGGGACGACGGCGAGCTGGGGGTCGTGGGAGCGGAGGAGTTTGCGACGGAGTATCACCCAGTGGCGGCTGAGCCGCAGGCGCTGGCGGCAGGCGAGAGCGACCCGAGAGATTGACGATCATGTCGACCCTGCGCCCGACCTTATACACTACAAACGAGCCTGCACTGTACGACGGCACGGCCTACCTTGCGATCTACAACGCGGTCAAGGAGCAGCCCGGCTTGTTGCACGGGAAACTGAAGAACGGCAAAGGGGACTACTGCGCGATTGGAAGTTACTTCGCGCTGCCGTCGCATCTGGCGCTGCCGAATACGCTGATCGACGAGGTTGCAGCAATCAACGACTCGGCGCCACGGCTGACGCCGCGCCAGCGTAAGCGGATGGTCTTGCGTTGGCTGCGGTGGAAGCTGGCTGAGGCAGGCATGCCAGGATATCGCGCGGCGAAGCAGAAACGTGTGAAACGTGCGGCTGTTCCGCGAGGTTGATGACACATGCGCTGGCGATTGCCGTGGCCCTGGTCGAGCAGTCGGCGGCCAGTAGAGCCTGTAGAGTTCGTCGACACCGCCGAGCACGAACGCCGTCGGCTCATTCGCGAGGCGGAGTATCAGCAAGCGCTCGATGCACAGGCGAAGATTCTGCGCGTGAGCGGGAAGGTCGAGGGGGAGCGGCGACAGGTCGCAGGAGTGGTGCGGATCGTGCGGGTGGTGAAGGGGGAGGAGTTGTGAGCGAGGCGCGAATTTCAGGAGCCGGAGCGATGAAGCTGAGCGATCCTGCCACCCTGCGGCAGCTAGCCGAGGACATCCGAATCGGCATACGCCCGTTTCCTCTGGTCTGGACAGAGGCCATTACGGCGCTCCGAGAGGCCGCAGACGCCCTGGAATATTGGCAATCGTTATTCGAGCAGGTAGATCGACTGAATACGATCAATCGTACTCGCGCTGAAGCGGCTGAATCCGCGCTTGCCGCGATGCGTGCCGAGCGTGACGCGCTGCTGAAACAGATCGAGGCCCAGGAGCCGACGCGATGACTCCTCCTAGGGGCGCTGGTCGTCGTCTAGCGTGCTCCTTGCTGCTGTCCACTGTGGCCGCAGTGGCCCTGAGTATAGCCTTCCCCGCGATGGATGCGTGGCAGAAACCGTGGCTGATCGTCTGCATTATCTGTAATGTGCTGCTGATCGTGGTGAACGAGCAACCCTTATGACACCTGACGACCCACCTCTGCAGAGCTACGACGATCGCCAGCGCGACGCCAAGCGTGCGGTGTGCCCATTCGAAAGTCTGAGCAAAAGCTGCTGATCGATGGCTAACCAGAATCCCCGTTATCCGCGCCCGGCTGGCTGCTCCGGCTGCTCCCTTGAGCACAACGGCTTCGGCTTCGTGCCTCCGGCGGGTCCAACCGACGCGCGGCTCATCCTCATTGGCGAATCGGCCGGCTGGGAGGAAGCAATCTCTGGCGAGCCGTTCTACGGGGCAGCTGGCGGGACGTTGTCGCGCTTGTTGGTGCGGGCGGGGATCGACCGCCGTCACGCACGCATCGCGAACACAATCGCGTGCCGTCCGCCGGGCGATTACCTCGTCGGCGCCCCGTGGGAGGAGCACGCCATCGCACAATGCCGGCAATATCTCGATCCGGTGCTTGCCGCGGTGCCTGACAACGCAGTCGTCGTCCCGCTGGGCGCCACCGCGCTGACGACAGTCCTCGGATTACGCGGCGTGCCGGGCGTCAGCGTCAAGGATTTCCACGGGACGGTGTCGAGGTCAGTTGATGACCGCTACTGGGTCGTACCAACGTTTCACCCATCGCACCTGCAACGTGGCGCGATGAATTTGATTGAAGTCGTCAGCCAGGATTTGCGACTGGCAGATCGGATTGGGCAGCGTGGGTTTGTTAGATCGCATTCTGAACTCGTCGTCGATCCTCATCCTGATTGGCTTCGCATGTGGGTTGGCCGGTATCTGCGCGATCTGGCTGGCGATCCGGAGACACACCACCTCGCTCTCGACACCGAGTTCGCCGAAAAATCCGGCGGAGCCGATGAATCTGAAGTTGTGCTCGGCGATGGTTCTTCACCCATCACCAGAGTCAATGGGGGACGGGATGCTCATACAGGGTGGACTGTACCTTATCGCCAACCGTACATCGCGATCCTTGAAGATCTCCTACGCGGAGTTGGTGGACAGCAGGGGTGGCTCTGGCTCTGGAATAAGTACGCAGACCTTGATCATCTCCGACGTGCCGGACATGCCCTGACGGGCATTCAAGCCATCGACGCGATGTGGCTGTGGCATTACCTGCAGAGCGATTTACCACGCGGGTTGGGGTTTGTAGCCCCGATGGCTAGCGACTTCGGCGCGTGGAAGCACTGGGGCAAGGACAAGTCTCGTGAGGGCGAATACGCGGCTGCGGATGGCCAGCAGACTTGGCGTACATCCATGTGGTTGTTGAAGGCGGCGATCGATCAGGGGATTTGGGAGATATTTTTAACTGATTGGCACGAGCGGGATGAATATGTGCTGCGGCCGGCGCATGAGCTGGGCACGCCGGTGAATAGAACCGCGCTGGTGGCGTTCCATGCGGAGCTGCAGCGGAAGCTGGCGTCGGTGCTAGAGCGGATCAAACTGACGGCTGCGCAGGGGGTGTTGAAACCTAAATTGGGGTATCGCAAGCGGCCGATGAAGACGTGCAGTGTGTGCGGCGGGAACGGTCGTATCCTCGTCGAAGGTGATTACATCATCCGCGTGGGGCGGGGTAAGGGCTACGACGATATTGAGGGCATTGTTGCGTGCTTGTCGTGCAAGGGGGAAGGAAATCTACCTGCGCCGGTGCCTGCATCTGTACTAGGCAAATTGACCGCCGGTGACGCCAAGGCGACCTACATGCTGGAAGGGGTGAAGCTTGTCGAACGTGAAGTCGAAGCGGACGTCACCGTCTGTGATAGCTGCGGAGCTGCGTGTGTTACACAATCGCATCGTTGTCCTCGACCGAAAGGTCCAAAGCGACCTCGGGCTGCTCGTCGCAAGAGTCGAGTCAATGACGCAGGTGCTGTCGACGTTCATCAATCGAGTAGACACGTTGACGAACACGACAACCAACCTGCTCGACCACACGCAGCGTTTCGTGTGGAACGCCGTGCAGTCACTCGCTACTTCTGGCAACTCCCCTTCAACCCCGACGCGCCCGCGCAAATCCTCGCCTATCTCGCGAGTCAAAACATCGCCGCGCCCGTCGACAAGAAAACCAAGCGCGCCACGACCAACAAGAAAGCGCTCGATGCGCTGAAGGCGCAGCATAGAGACGACCCCTTCTTCCAGTTGCAGATGGATTGGAAAGCGGTGCAGAAGGTGGATAGCGTGTATGCCGTAGGCAGTCTAGCCAAGCTCGACGATGACGACCGTTTGCATCCTGAGTTTTTGCCAAAGCCGTCGACCTTCCGCGATAGCTGCCAGAATCCGAACTTGCAGAACGTGGTCGCCGACAAGGCTGGGGCTGAGGGGTTAGCCGCAGGGTTCAGGCGCTGCATCGAGGCGAGAGACGGCGCGCCTGCGGGGACGACTGAGGATATGCTCCGCGCGTGGAGGAGTCGATGGACGTGATTGCACGCAAGGCGACGTTACTCAAGATGCCATTCGCGACGAGGCACTTCAATGCCAATCAGCGCGTGTGGGTGCTCGTCATTCGCTATCGGGCTGTGTACTGTATTGGCAAGTTTCGTGGCAGCGGGCGCTATGTCAAGGCGTGGGTTCACTGGAAAGGGAACATACCACTGCCGCTGAATGACATCGTGGTCACACGCGCATTCGCAGAACGGCTACATCTCTCGTCTGCGTTTGGGACGGACAATGGCTGACTTAATCTCCCCCAAAGCCCTCAGCAACAAATTCTTCATCAATAGCCTAGCGGCTGGCCGCGGCATGCAAGCGCTGATGCGCGGCCAGATCATCGGCCCAATCGGCGTCGAGTTCAGCCCGTTCTATCTGTGCCGTGTGTTCCCAGCCGATGACGACGAGATCGAGATCTCGACCGAAACAGTCCTCGCGCTGGAGCAACTCGTCGGCGTCTATTTCTACGATGACCGGCAGACGCTTGACGTGGCATGGTCGCTGGTACAGCGCAAGATCGCCGTGCACGCCGCCAAGCAGCGCCGGGAGCGGAAAGCATTAGCAAAGAAGCAGATCGCCGAGATCACCGACACGCTGAAGCGCCAGGGGATCAACGTGGTCAAGGAGGAGGAGATCAAGGATTACGTCTCGCTGCGTGGTGGGGCGATTGCGGAGCAGGCGGAGGCGGATGACGATTGAGGCAAAGGTGGAGCCATGACAGTACGCGAATGGTATCGGATACAACGCGGTGAGCTGTGGCGGCGGGATGATGGTCTCGCTCACGACGTTGATCGCATTGCCACCTTGATCGTCCACGATCAAGGTCCACTCAAATGGACACGCGTAGGGCCTTTCCACTGGGTGGCATCGGTAGAGTCGGTCCTGGAGCGAGAGCGTGTCTTAGCGTTGGTACGAGCTGACATGGACAATGCGCTGCGGCGACTGCACCAGTTGTTCTACGCGAAGGATCTCGTCAAGTGACGACTAGCAGCGGAGGCGCTGGGTGGGGTGGATGACGACTGAAGCGGATGTTTCCTGCCGTCTGTGCGAGTACGATTTTTCCGGGATCGAAGCCGTCCTCACAGGCATGTTCCTCTGGAAGCACGGCTTCTCCTCCGACGGTGCCAAGCAGTATATCCGCCTCGCCCGCCTTGGCATGCACGCCGCCGTCACCGCGCTCAAAGTTGGAAAACCGGTGGACTTGACATTGGCCGACGATCAGGTCAAGCCCGCCCTCGATGCGATCAAGAAAGCCTATCCCCGCGAGTACGACACATCGAAACGCACCGTCCACGCGAACAACTTCGGCATGTCGACCTATGGCATGGTCGAGAAGTTTCCTGAGTTCTTCCCAACGCTCAAGGCAGCCGAGCAGTTCCAGCGGCTGTACTACGCACTCGCACCGGATCTGCCGAAGTGGCACCACGCGCTGCGGAAGCAAGCGAGAGACGCAGGCTATCTCGGTGGCGTCGCGAAGCCCAGTATCCAGCCATCAATCTGGACACACCCCTACGGCTATCGCCACTGGTTTTGGGACGTGCAGAACTTCCAGCCCTGCAACGAGTTCACCGCTCGCAAATGGCACGCTGACCCGACTCGCGCTCATCGCATTGTCTACATGCACGGCAGGCCGTTCAAGGTGCGGCCGGGAGGTGACGCGAATCGCGTGATTGCGTTCTATCCACAGTCGACCGCGGCTGGTCGGCTCAAAGAAGTCGAGAACCGGCTGTTCCTCCCGTGGAGCGATGACTATATCGGGGATTGCTACTTCGGCCGGACGCCGCTGCTCGGGCCGATCCATGATTCGCTGCTGCTGCATGTACCGAATCGCTGCGTGGATAAAGTCACCGAGATCGTCGCGAGGGTCATGCAGGAGCCGAGTCGATACCTACCGATTCCCCCGGCATGGGGCTGGGGCGATTATTTACCGATTGGCGTCGCGGCCAAGATCGGCCGTAACTGGGGCGAGATGGAAGACTTGAAGATTCAACAGTGGGTGCCGAGTGCGGGAGCCGATAATCCTGTCCTGCCACGCGAGTCCGAGGGCGAATACGACGACTGGCAGGAATTGGCGAGGAGTGTGGCATGAAGATCGGCATTGTTGGGTCCGAAGGCGCAAAGTTCACGGCGGTCACAGAGGCAGCAGCGCGTGTATTCATCTCTACGTTGCTTGCTGATGCGGCGTTGATTGTGTCTGGTGAATGCCATCTTGGCGGCGTCGATATCTTTGCGAGGCAGGAAGCTGAGCGCGCAGGAGTCCCCTTCAAAGGCTACCCCCCGCGTCGCTTGGTCTGGGATGGCGGGTACAAACAACGCAATCTTCAGATTGCCGAGGCGAGTGATCGTGTGTACTGCATCACGCTCCGTGAACTACCAGAGACGTATGAAGGTATGCGCTTCAATGTCTGCTATCACTGTCGTCTACAGGATCACGTCAAATCCGGTGGCTACTGGACCGTGAAGCAGGCGGTCGCGCAAGGGAAGGAAGGCCGGATTGTGATCATTGACCCGACCGGAAATCTAGTTGATCGGGCATGGCAGTGACCTACGACGATTGCCAAGTCATTCACTCCACCCTCGTCCGCTGCATCCGCTGCCGACGCTGGTGGTACATGACGTTACCGTGGCTCATTTGCGTGGAGTGCGCGGACCAATGACCCGCTACGACGGCCGCAACGGCACGATCGTCCGCGTCCTCATGCTGATGAAACACATCGAAGGGATGCGTCGCGTGAACCTGCGCGCGGCAGCGACGTACTTGAACGTCCATCCCAGGACCATTCGCCGCGATCTGATGGCACTGGAAGAGGCGGGGTATTCGGTGCCGCCGTGGCGTGTCAGCGGTGGAGAGAAGACAACGGCTTCGGCGGCTCCGGCAACTCGGGCAACTCCGCCGGGTCTACCGGCTCTGCCGGCTTCGTCGGCTGTGCCGTCAGCCCTTGGGTCGTTACCAAGCGGAGGGCCATGTTGATGATCGCCGCCGCCATGACCACCTTATCCGGTGGAAGGGGCAGCACTTCCAGCAGACTGAGTCCGGCCGTCAGCAGGTTGAACCAGAGTGTTTTCGATTTCCACAGCGATTTCACGTTGGCCTCCTCGATGAGCGATACGACCGTGTTGGCTCGACGGTATAGCTTGAGCAAGCGGAACAGATTCACGACTGTCGGCCGGCTGGCGCCTCAATCAGGGATCGCGCTGCTGTGCCGCCCAGAGAATGAAATGATTGTTGATCGCCCGCAGATCGTTTTGCAGCAGGTCGATCGCCTTGGTCTGCAGCTCGACCCGTTCGCTCAATGTCCCGATTCGTATCCCGAAACTAAAGACGGTGGCGCCGAGTGTCAGGGCCAGGGCGAGGATAGCGACGAGTTCGCGGCTCATTGGCTGAGGACTCCCGCCGTCAGGCGCGTCGAGGGGATGAGGATGGCTCAATCACGGGGCCATGATACTCGAAATGGCCTAAATCCGGGATGGACCAGCGGCCGCCCCACCGCAGGCCGAGGGCTTCGCCGATCACGCCGATGCGCTGCCAGATCGGATCGCTGGCCGTCCAGAGCAGCTTGTCTGGCCCGTGCGCGTCGTACTGACTGTACGGACAGATGTCAATCGCATCTCCGTCGAGGTGCTTGGATCGTGTGGTCCAGCTTACGCCCTTAGCGAGGTTGGCCGCATGCTCCGCGGGCGTTCGCAAGGTATCGATGATGAGGACCGGAATCTTGGCTTCGGTCAGCCTGGCGAGCAGCTCCACGGCCAGCGGGCGGAAGCGGGGCGAGAGATCGTCGAGTGCGCGGCTCATCGATGTCCTGCGTCATCTCCACCAATACCACCAGACCGCGCGTGATTGGTGCGCCCAAAGTAGAAGCCGATGACGAGGAAAAACGCATTGCTGAGCAAGAGGAACGCGGCCATTTCACCGACACCGGAGAGCGCCAGCTGCGATGAGACGTACAAGGTCGCGGTCGTCACCAGAATCGCAATCGTGGCCTGGGTATATTCCCAGACGCGGTTGATGAGGCGCTGACCGGCGAAATGACGTGCGGTTTCACTGAGGGATTGAGATGGCGTGGATGGTGTGGAAGGCTCGGAGGACGATGACTGCACGGGCGGCTTACCAGCTCCCTCGCACGATCGCCGCACCGGTCAATGACTGTCCCCAGTCCTTGCCGATCCAGGCGCCGACGACCCAGTGGTCATTTACTTTATGCGCGACAGCGGCATTCCATCCCTTGTTGCTCTTGATGTCAACGAGGAGTGTACCGTGTCCGGCAGGCAGTTGCTGCGCCATCGCCTCGACGATGCGTGTCGCGTCTGCGAGCAGTCCCATCGGCGGTGGGGTGAAGGCGACGCCTGCGACGCCGGGGGCGATCTTCGTGGTGTCCGGCATGGTTACAGCACCAGCAAATAGACCAGCCCATTCGCCATGTAGCAGGTGATCCGGCCGGAGGGATCGAGGTTGGCTTTCACCCGGTCATCGTAGGACGATCCACCACCATTCGCGATGAGCGGGGTCAGGCCACCGCCATCGAGCGCGACGAGGCTCAAATGGGTATTACCACTATGCAAGCATCGCCCGCCGCGCAGCGAGACGTAGCCCATGTTCCAAGTCGAGAAGAGCGGCCGCTTGGTCAGTGTCGGCAAATCCCAGAGGACGCACGCGCCGACCTGGTTGTCCTCGCCGACCATGATCGAGTCGCCGCAGTCCGAGTGCCCGACCGCGCCAGCCGCATCGGGGATGATGCGCTCTTCTCCCGTGGCGACGGTGACAATCCGATTGTCCTCGTTCTCCTTGATCACGAGATAGGCGCCATCGCGGGTGACTTGCGACTCATCCAAGGCGCCCATCGCCGGAAAGAAGGTGGTATGTCCAGGCGCGATCAGGAGCGTACCGATGCGCTCGTACGGTCCATCCGACGTGATGCGCTCGACGGTCGCCGAGTGGACCAGCCCGTCATCGGACGAGTGCGCTTGCCAGAGCCGGCAGCCGGGATGCGACGTACTGATATCGACGAGGATCTCGCCTGCGTCATGGAGCGTGAATGGATTGATGCGACAGAGACGAGGCCCATCGCAGAGCGAGATGTGCCCGTTGCGGTCCCAGTACCAGCCCTCGGTCGTAGAAGCAGCGTACTTGATACGCATTCCGAGCGGCGTCACACGGCCGTCCTGCAGATCGACTTGGAAGAACCTCGCGCGTCCATCGACGTGCCCGGCGAAGACAATCGCATAATCGCCCATCGTCCAGGCATTCGCCCAGTAGCTGTACATGCGGGGATGAAACGGGCCGTCCTCGCGTTGCGTGACCTGGATGACTTTCACGGCGCCTGGGGGAATAGACGGAGACGGACCAGTGGGGTTGCCGTGCGCCGCTTCGTAACTCCACAGATCCCACACCGCGACATCGCCGTCATAGACGACGAAGTTGTCGTCACCCTGATCGACAGCCCGGATCTGGGGGTTGGCCGATGCGTGCAGTTCTCTCATCAGAATCGCAGGTTGAACGACTCGCCACCTCCACCGACCACGCCAATCCAGCGCAGTAGGTACAGCACGAAAATCACCACCAGCAGCACGTGTAGCATCGTGACAATCGGCGCGGGGATGCCGAACGCGCCAGCGAGCTGGCCGATCGCCCAGAAGGCCAAGCCGAGCAGGATCAGCACGACGATGAGTCCGATGAGATCCATGTGGAGACTCCTTATTGAGGTAACGATACCTGGTGGCATCTGCTGGCATCTACGCCGACGTCACCGATACGCTGATGGTTCGTCCGTCTAAAATACATTGGGCCAGGGGAGTTAGGGAGTGGGCGCAGTTATCGCAACGGTTTCATCACAGAGGTTCAGTATGCCTATGACAACGCCGAGACTATCATCACGGTACGACCCCGCGCCTGAATCACCAACGCGGCGCTGGCTTACGGACCTTGCGGTGTGGTTCATCGCGGCCCTGCTGGTCCTGTTAATTCCCGCGATGGTGTTCCTGGTGGTGCCGTAGCCTGTTGCAGGGTCTGTGCGGTGGTCGTCGTAGGCTGGCCAGATGCTCGTGCCGTCAGTAAGTCGTTCTCCTGGCCGATGAGTACAGAGAGCCGCATACCGGCGGCGATGGCAAGCGGTCGATTGCCGACCGAGAGGCTGTGAAGAAACCGTCGTACGCTGGTAATGCCTTCGGGACGGGTGAGTACTCGTGAGAGGCTGTTGATGCTAGCGTACATGGCAGCTGCGGATGCTGGCGCGGCTGCTCCTCGCGTGAACGTGCCATATAACAAACCGCCCAGAATACTTGCATTGATACCAGCCGAGACAAGTCCACCAGCTACTCTATTTACATCCTGTGGCTTGACGATTTCGGCCAAGTGCGCGATTTCTTGTAGTCCCTTGACACCGTCCCTACCAAAGAGTGTTTCAGCTTTCTCCGGACCCATGCGTCGAAGTTCAGACATGATCTTCTGCCCAGACAAGCGTGGGTAGTTCTGCACGGCTGCTGTCGGCGAAATAGCGATCTGTGCTGCGGCTCCCGTGCCGCTCGGCACCGGCGCGTCCGTTGCCAACTCGAACATATCGCGCATGATACGTGCTTGCGCCGCCTTGAAAGTTGCCGGCTGGACAGCAGACCGCAGCAACGTCAATTCATCAATATCTGCTGCACGAATCAACGCGGGGATCGTCTCGGGTGACTCCTTGAGGATCTTCTCGATGAACGGGGCGTTGTAAACGGTTTTGGCTTCGTGCCAGAGCGCGTTGGCTTCACGCACAAAGTCTTCTAGGTTGGGAATTCCAGACTTCCTGGCGGCAGTCATCATAGCGTCATCGGCAGCCCCCGCAAGAAGTTTTGCTGCTCCGCCTGCTTTACCGGGAATTGGATCGCCGTGTGACCGCACAATAGCAAGGAGACTGCTTCGTGCATCCTGAAATGCACTAAATGTCATGGTCTTTGGCGACTTGATAATCTGTGTGAGGATGTCAACAGTCCGCGCGAGTTCCTGTGGTGGGATGAGTTTGCCTTCCTGGCGGATGCGCCGCAGCATAGGCAACGCGACTGTCTTTAGTATACGCGTCTCGGGCTGAACGCCACCTACTTCAACCTTGCGAAGCGTCCGCTGCGGCACTGTTAGTGACTCACCAGACGGCCCGACAATCCTTGAAGGAACCTGTTCGACATGCGCGACGCGCCGTGTCCGGCTCGCCGTCATATCATCGATCATGTCGTAGAGTTGGCCTGTGGCGAGCTTACGATCTTGGAGACTTTGCTCGATGCCTCGACGTACGATGAGTGCTGTATCAGTGTCACCTAGTGGTAGATGCGCGAACGATTGTGCGAGGCGCTCGCCCTCGGACTGCAGCGCACGCTGTTGCCGCTCGCGAAAGGCCCGAAAGACACTCCGGCCGGCGACGGTGCGTTCAACGGTCTGCTCGATGAACTGCGAGACGCCACTGCCAGTACGTTCACTGCGAAGGAGTGGAACGGCCCCGGTAGGTTTCACCTCGCGGATGCCTCTCATTGTGGCAGGGAGTGCGAAAGTCGCAGCGGTGCCGAACGCACGCCCCATTGCGCCTGCTGTATCACCAGACGCTTGCTGCGCCGCGATTTGCTCCCAGACAGGGCCGAGAAGCGGCACAGCCTTCAACATGGACTGGGTCCAGGCTTTTGCATCGCCAGCCTCTCGTGCAGCCGTAGCAGCTTTGAGGTTCGTGACAATCGGCTCTGTTATGCCTGTGCCCAACGCCTTCATCGTACCCAAGGGGTCGTCCCACATACCACGGGCAAGTGCGATCACGCCTTCGATCGGTTCGCCGATAGCGGAGTTGCCAACCGCCTTGATAAAGCGTGGGACTGGTGAAGAGACCGGCGGACCAGCTCCCGCAATAAGACTGCCTGTTCGCCCACGAACTGGATCACCAGTTGGAGTACTAGAAGCCATCATACCGGCCGTTGCAGCAACAGGTAAGGAGGTGCCTTGTGTGACTGGTGCTGTGGCCGTTCCCTTGAACTTCTTCAGTCGCGCGAGGACGCTCGGCACGTAGGTCGTATTAGTCTTGACGCCGCCGTACTCACGAAGGACTAAGTCCAAGTTGCCTTCATGGCGATCCATCAGCTCACGCAGGTATCGCGCGCCACCATCGATGTTCTGCCGCGGGTCGTATGGGTCGATGCCTATCCCCTTAGCCGTAGATGGCAAGAACTGAAATGTGCCAATTGCCTGCTCCTCACCGGCCGGGGTCTTGACCTTCTTGGGGTTGATGAGCGTTGGGTTGAATCCAGACTCCTGCTCGGCGACGGCAAGCGCAAGTTCGGCGGGTACGCCATGCTTCGTCGCAGCTTGGCGAATGAGATCTTGGACAGTATCAGGCATGAAAGGTGTAACGCCTACGGGATAACCCAGTTACCTTGAGCGTCTTGGTAGGGCTTGCCAGGAGTCATTGGAGGAGGCGTAGCCGTCCCTGTGCCTGCGCCATTGCGCTGCTGCTCCAGCCGATCTGCCGCTGCGGCTACGCCAAACACCCGCGCAGGATCCAGCCCAAAGCTCGTGGCCGTCTCGCTGATGCGTTGACGCTCTAGTGTGTTCCAGTTCTCCAGCCCAGCGACGAACTGCCGCGCTGTTTCGACCATGCCTTTGAGGACGGCTGGAGGAATCTCTCCACCACCCGTGCCGTATCGCTGATAGAAGGCTTCCATGCGCTGAAGGAGCGATAGCCCGGTGCCCTGCCGCGCGTACTCACCTTCGCGCACGACTGATGTCGGGTCGAGAATCTTCTCGTAGGTGACGCGGACAGCTTCTGAGCCACCGACACGATCAGGCCCGGCCGGGTCCGGCGTCCCGTCAGCCTGCAATCCTTCAAACCGGCGCATGCCGATGTCCATGATCTGCAATTGCCGCTGCATCTCGCGCTGTGGGGCTTCGGCGCGGCGCCAGTCGTCCTGCAATGCCATCGTCGCGGTAAAACGCTGTTGTGGCGTGAGGGGGACGTCTGCGTTAGCCGCGCCGCGCGCTGTCGTTGTTTGCCCAGCGGCTTCTGCTTGCAGTGCAATGGCGCGTTCGTTGATCTGGCGCATCTGCACCGGGTCGCGAACTTGCGAGGCCCTACCGAAGCCAAGTTCGATAGACGCCCGCTCAGCGTACTGCCCAAGAGACATCGGATCAGTTTGCTCGGCGGCTTCGGTACGCCACTGTGCGATTTGCTCAGTGGTAACAGGTTGCCCGGCCGCCTGCGCCTCTTGGATCTTGCGCATGACGTAGTCGCCAGCTGAGCCGATCTGCGGGACGGAGCCAAACTGCGACGCGGCGAGGGGTGGCCGTGTGCCGTACAGCGAATAGTCCTGCAGCGCAGTACCAGACAAGCCTTGCGTACCGCCAACTTTGTTACGCGCATTGACTTCAGCTTGTAGTTGCGCGGCTTCAAGCTGCGAGATACGCGCGGCGCGCTCTTCAGGAGTGGGCAGTTCGACGCCGAACAGGGTCTTACGTGCCGGCTGCAAGGCTCCCTGCCCCGGCTGCGCGCGATTCGGGAGCATGGGCTGTGCAGCAGGGTTGCCCGCAGCAAGTGCCGAGTCCTGCTCCTGCTCCATCATGGTGCGATCTTGCGGGGCCTGTTGTGATCCCTTGCCGAGCAATGCCGGTCCCAGCGCACGGAAACCCGATCCCTTCGGTGGAATCTTCATCCCAAAGTGCTCCGCGTAGAGTCCTTCGACCGGACTGGGATCGCCTGTCTCCTCCCAGATACGCATGTAGACTGGGAGCTTGGATTGAAATTCGCGGTCCTTCTTGGCTTGGTCCTCTCGCCGGAGTTGGTCCTGGCGCTCGCGGTTCAGCAGTAACGCATTGGCGAGGCCCTTACCGAAGCCTCCGAATCCAGATGCGATGCTTGCGCCGCCGGCCATTACGTAGAAGCTCCCGTAGAAGCTCCCTTAGGTCCCCACGGCCCACCCTCGCGTGTCATCCAAAGACCAAAGAGATTGCCCGCGGTTTCCGCAGCGGACCCGACAGCTTGCATGTTCTGTCCGCGCTTCTCTATGTTCAACCCTTCACGGGCGAGAATCGCGCGAATCACCGTGTCAATGTCGGCTGAGGCGAGTTGCTGCGCACTTAGCCCTAAGCCGGATAGCTGAATGCCCAACCCGCCTGCCAGCCCCATCGCGTCGTTCTTTGCGCTTGACGTGATATCCGCCAGCGACTCGGCCTGCGCGAATCGTGAATCGGCGAGCGCCGAGGTCGTCCCTCCGCCCCTCGGGCCGAACTGGCTGATGGCGCGTCGGGCTGTGTCGTACTGGTCGATGACGCGGCCACGTTCCTGTCGAGTCGCGTCCATGAGCGCGCCGGGGTTTTCGCCCAGTAGCGCCTGCATGCGCTGCAGCAATGGGCCGAGCGCGTCCTGGCCTTGACTGGTGAATTGATCACCTTGCTGCCGGAGATTCTGGCTGGACTGGCCGAGTTGGTTCAACCAAGGCGACTCGGGCTGGTCGCCATCGTCGCCTCCACCGCCACCTCCGCCGCCACTCTTATTCGTCGCTGTCTTGCTTGCAGCGCCGACCGTTGCGCTATAGGCGTAGGGGAGGGTTGCACCACCAGTGAATGGCGCAGCAGCATAGGCGAGCCCTGGCACGATCCAGTCCTTCCAGTTAAATCCTGCCATGTCGCCTACCCTCCCAGTCGCGCTATTCTACGCCGATTCGGGCCAGCCCGGCTAACACCTCGTCGACGGTAATCGACTGCATGATCTCGGCACAGTGCTGACAGGGCAAATAGCACCCACAGGGCGGCTGATGCACCCCGACGGCTACCTGGGTCGGATACCCGCCCAGGACGTCAAATGCCATGCAGCCGCCCCAAATGGCTACCGACGGGATGCTAAGTGCCGCCGCCGCGTGCAACATGCCGGATTCGCCGCGCACATAGCCGCTGGCGCTGGCTAGTAGCCCGCAGGCGGCCCGAAAGGTTCCTGTCTCGAAGGCTTGTACGCCGGGTACGATCGATGGACCACCGGGCCACGTATGCTGGACCCACGTCAGATGGGGGCGAGCGGCGACCAGTTGCTCCCAGTGCTCGAACGGCCAGCGCAGGTTCTGGTGTCTGGAGCCGGGGTCGATCAACACATACGGCCCAAGTTCCTGGCGCAGCAGCCGCCCCAGACTCAACTCCTCCTCGGTGAGATGAATCCTGGCGACATGGTCGCGGGCGTGGAACGTGTAGTCAAACGTCCAGCCGGACTCGGCGGTGAATGGATACTTGATATACGGCCGGCAGTGCGGCCCGTTGGTGATGGCACGGACCGGCTCGCCAGCCGCGATCTCCGAAGGCCGTGCGATGACCGGGTTGCCCGCCCAGATGTCGTGCCATCTCGATTGCTTATGGCGATCGAAGATACCAATGCGCGGCGCAGATGGGTCCGCGTCCCAGAGACGCTGGGCCTGACCAGCAGCTAGAATCTCGTCCCCGCAGCCCGTACGCCTACCCTCCTATTTAGCTAGCCAGCTATCTAGCTCGCCAGCTACCCTGCGTGGTCCAGCTGCCGCGCTAGACGCCCGATTCGATAGCCCGCGTGCATCGCCATGGCGTACCACTCATCGCTGTAGGGATCGTGCGCGTGTGCGGCCAATAGCGGTACGCCGAGCGTGAAGTGAACAATCGCCGGGTTGTCCAGCGGCTCGTTGACGTTCACCAGGTAGTTCCACTTCGGGTCGAGCGCGCCGATTTCAGCGTCCTGCAGCCAGCAGAACCGGTGGAGATCGCGGCCTGGCAGGCTGTTCAGCGTGTGCAGATCCAGTTGACGATTCGCCGGGTGGCCGCAATTGAACAGCATGACACTCGACCAGTTCTTGCGCGGGTAGGCGAGTTGCGCGGCCCCGTCCTTCTTCGCGCCTTCAGCGAGTAGAGGTGGGTGCTGGACGCAGTGCAACGCGATAGCCGGGTCAGCGTACGCCAGTAGTACATCGAGATTCGCCTGGCAGAGCACGTCACCGTCCATGAAAATAGCCCATCCTGTGTAGTCGCACAGCCACGGCACAAAGAATCGGGCAATCGCATGATCGGTGGACATCGGTGCGTCGCTGATATCGTCCCAGAGCCGACCAGTGCCCGGCTGACAACTCGTTGGACGCGTGTAGTGCGCACCAAGCGACAGGCGCGAAATCCGGTGAACATCGGCGTTTGGCGTACGGCGAATGATCGACTCGCGTGCGACACAGCAGGCCACGATCTCATTCGCATCGAAGCCGAGATAGACCCTAGTTGGTATATCGCTAGTTGACATGCAGCGCCTTCCACGCAAGGCCGGTGGCGATTTCCTGCAGCGTCCACTGGTGCTCGGCCAAGCACCAGAGGAATCGATCGCGTGCCTGCAGGTCTGGATAATACGGCGTTTCGATCTCAGCGAGTAAAGACTTTCCCATAGCGGCGGTGGACGCCCAGGGCGCGGTGACGAATACCGGTACACCTGCGACCAGCGCCTCAACCGCCGCGTTGCTGGAAAAGACCACCACCGCCCACGCATCGTGCAGGTCGAGATATAACGGCCGTCGTGCGGCAGTCGCCTTGTGACGTACGACGATCGGCCGGTCGGAGACACGAGCGACCTGTCGCACGACGTTCAGCACCCATTCATGGGCATCGACGCCGAATCGGGCCATGTAAATAGTCGAGTTCGGACAGATGACAATCGACGTGCCGAGTCGGTTCCAGTCCGCTGATGGCGTGACGTCGAGTGCCTGAAGCCGGTCAGGTGTCGCACGCGCCAATGCAGAAGCCGTCGGCTGGTACTGCACAGCGTTCCGCGCAATGCGGTAGTACTTGCCTCGGCGCCAGTACGCATGATCGCCGTAGTAGTACGGACGCTCGGCGGCAATCGCCTTGTCAAGTAGCGGCCACGTCGCCGGTGTCGCGAACGTCGCAACGCCACCGGGGAGCAGGTGGCTGTGCGCGGTGACGCCGCTGATGATCCCTCCGCATCCCTGCGCGAACGCTTTGGCGAATTTAGGACTGGTCGTCTCGTTCGCGACCGCGTACGTGACCGGAGGTGGGACATCGACGGGGCGATGGACTGGCCGCACAGCGGCAACAGCGGCAACAGCGGCAACAGCCTGTCGCGGGAACTTGTCGCGTATCAATGCACGGTCTCGGTGAGGAACTGTCGGGGGAATACCGTAATCGCCGTCGAGCGGCTGGCGTTGATGATGGAGAGTTGTGGGTACCGCGCGGCTGCCGCTGCCAACGTCGCGTACGCGGGCAACCGTGCACGATAGTTCACATGCCGCTCGTTGGGATGATCCTCGTGCCAGTGATGTTGGCCGTTCGGTCCTGGCTGCATGTCGTAGCCGAGCAGGAGAATCGTCCCGTGCCAGTCGATCAAATGACAGGCGAGATTGATCGCTTGGTAGCCTGAGTGCCCGCCAGAGGCCAGCGCATCCGGCGACCGGCACAGGCCGTCATTCGCGCCGCGTTTGAGGCAGACGAGCTTCGGGCGATATTCAACGGCAAGCGGATCCATCCCAAAGAGGTACGGAGGTAGCTGTTCGTCGGTAATTCCCTCTTCGGCCTGCCATTGCCACCAGTCCCGATCCGCGGCGTAGAGCACGTCTGCCCAGGGTACACGCTGCCACGCGTTGTTGACAGCGATGGTAGGGATCTGCTCGAGTTGCAAGGCGGCCAGGTCGCTGTCCAGCAGGCTCGGTCCCCCAGCTACGCACGCGACCATCTGACCGGGCCAGAGGCGGGGGACCGTCGTGCCCATTGCGTCTAGCCCTGCGTATAGCTCACGAGGCAGGTGTCATCCGCGTCGTCGGCGTCGATGTAGTAGTCGGCGACGTTGAGCCCGGCAGGCAGCGTCGGCAGGCTCGGTTCAAAGGTGGGGATGGATTCACTCGCTGGCGTGCCGATGAAGCCCACGACGCCGACGCCAGTCGTCTTGTCCATGTTGACTGTGCCGACATACATCACACCGCTGTTGTCCGACTTGGCCTGAAAATAGATGGTCTGCGCGCCAACGCGCGCGGTAGGGTCGGCGGCGTTCACCGTGGCGCGTACGGGTGTGCCGGGGGTGGGGACGGCGACGTACCCAAGGCTGCTGAGCATATGTACCTACTCCTTGGCTGGATAGTCTACTCGCTTCTGTCGCTTCTAGCCTATGGCGCTTCGAGTTGATTCCCTGCATTGATGAGGACGGAACTGCCATCGACGCGCACTGTGAGGGGGCTCGTTGCCGTCCCGGCCCCGCCGAGCGCGCCGTTGGGATCGATTACAAGAGTGCCCGCGCCGGCTCCGATCTGCCCTTGTAGCTGTTGGATCTGTGCACGCAACTGAGCGACTTCGGCGGCGAGTTCGGCTTCTCGCGATGCGCCGCCGATATTCTCTTCGAGCGCGTTGACTGCGGTCACCAGGTATCGGAGGAGCCGCTCGACCACCGGGTCGACCTTGCCGGTTAATGATGGCAGCTGGATGGGCATG